CAAGTGCCGAGAAACATACCTACACTGAATGCGCCTAGACTACGAAACCAAGCAACGATGTTGCTCTTGATATTTCTCTTCTTAAATCCCATGCACTACTTATAACCCGCTCGCTTACGCTTGTAGTTGAGCAGATCAGCCGCCTCCTCTATATCCCAAACGCACTGAACGCGCTCAGTTGGCCTAGCGGTAGGGTCTATGATGGTCGTACAGGACTCACCATGCTGGTGTTCGTAGAATCCTCTCTCTTCAGCAAAGTCATCGAAGTACTTATACCCTCGAACGGTCAATGACCACCGGGGCTTACCGTCCATACCTTCGTGAATATGCTGAACCCAGTGGTGCTTATGGCCAGAGACATAGATATCGGCCCACGGGTCGAGCTTCGCGGCCTTTAAGGGGCCGTGCGCTCGGTTCCAAGCACTAGAACCCTTGAAGTCATGCCTTGCCATAAGGCGCACAGGCTCCCCCTTGGGGAAATTAAGCTGTATCTTAGCCGTACCAGCCGTACATACAGCCACATCAGTAGTCTTTAGTATCTGGCGAAGCACCGCAGGGGTCTTACCCCATAGATCGTGGTTGCCTAACAGCACATATATGTACGGAATCGATGAAAGGAGCCACTCAGCAAGCCGAATACCGTCATCATAGGTCGCAGTCTGCTTCGCATAGAGCCTTTCTAGCCGCCCAATCCAGTTATTAACCGTATCTCCGATATTTCCGGCGTACATAGCCTCTGTTTTCGCTATAGTTTCCACAGTACGGCGCAATTCTGGGAAGTTACAGCCGTCATCGTCCACATGAGGGTCGCCCAAGTGGGTAATAGCGATAGGTCCGTGCATCTTTACATTGATATGCCTAACCTTAGAGTTCTTTTTGGCCTTAGATAGCTCCCTGAAGCGCCTTTCCCGCCTACGGATAAGCTCCTCTATAGATATCTCATCATCTTTCTGGTCCCAGCTAAGCCCACCGACCTCCTTGAATATCTGGTCTGTCCGATCCCACCGCTCTAGCTTAGGCAGATCACGAACTACGCCCCGCCCGGTAAACTCCACCTCGTCAGCAAGGCCAGCCGAAGCACTAAGTCCATACTTCTCTGGATTCTTAATTAACGCTATGAGAATCCTAGCCGTGAACTGCGAAAGACCAGTCTCTTCTGACAGGTTCCTCCGACCAAGCCCCTCATTCCTTATCGAATACCCGAACTTATCATCAATCTCCGAGAGCATGTCCAAATACTTCTCTGGCACAACTGGTTTATCATCATACATCCACTGTGGTAGTCCTATCCCTGACATATCTTACTCCTGTTTTTGTTCTGCACAACGACTCCCCCACTTCTCGCAATCGGAAATAACGGCCTCGTTGAGCTTCTGTTCTATTCTGAAAGCGGCGAACACGATAGAACAAACAAACAGGAAGCATACCCAGATGGTGAGTATAAATACCCAGTCTGTCGCCCTGAGCATGTCCGAAAGCTTGTTCTGCATGGTACTCCGCCCCATAACAATAGCGTCCTGATGCCGATCATGCAAAAATCCGATATAAGACATAGTAGCATGTTAAAGGATTCAAGACTCACGCAGGAGAATACCAATGGCTACAGAAAGCAAGTTCCCAGAAGGACTAAGTTATGGACACCTCACCCCAGAAGAGACTCAGGATATACTCATGAACTATCCCCATCAAGGAGAGGGAGAAGGCTTTAGCTGGAATAGGATTCAAGAGATACTTCATACTGCATCAGAGGCAAAGAGACTAAAGGGCGAGCTAGGCGAACATACCCCAGAGCAAGAGAGAGCAAGAAGAGAGCAGGAATCCAGAGAGGATGCCGAAGCTTCCGAAGAGATCATATTCAAGAAAGGGGATAGACCCGGTTTCGAGATCGAAGGTCGCCATAGTGTAGGGCGGGGCGAGCCGACTCAGTTGACCGGAGAAACTTACGAGTCAATAAGTAGTGGAGGGCTTAAGGCGGAGGAAATGAGAGCCTTTAAGGAGATGGCTGCTCAAGCGGAGAGGCTGAAGGAAGCAAATCAGGCGTATGAGCGAGCGCAGAGGGCACGGCGAGAAGCAGAATACCTTAAGTAACTTGCACGATCCAGAACACCTGTTATGTTCTAGACAACAGCGCACCCCAACGCGCAGGGTTGCCCGATATACGGGACTAGACTCAGGTACAATGACCGAAATGCCTCCGAAGAGGCTACCTTGCGGGACAAAAGACCTCTGTGCTAGGGATAGAGCGTGGACAATCGCCGATATGCCCGACTTCCGCAAGGAAAGCGTACCTCCAGAGGTCGATCCATGTTGGTCTTGGGTATTTTTCTGCATTGAGCTACGGCAATATGGTGCAGGTGCGATTGATCCGTGCTGGGGGGTTTTATATTGAGGAAAAAGTAGCTGAAATCAAGAAAAAATTTTGGAGAGAGGTATTGTTTAAGATAGAAAGACGCCTCGGGGGGGCGAGCCGCCCCAGCCGTGAGCTAGGGTAACCTATAGGATAATGTCGAGACAAAAAAGAACCCAACACCAGTAGTCGTCCTGGCGTTGGGTTGATGGCTCTAAGAGCTATCGTATCAGCAGAGCTACCAGCATCACCGTAGTGATAAAGACAACGCTAACTAGCACTACGCTATGAGGCCTTGAGCGGCTCGCATTGACACCGCTCCAGACTCCTTGACGACGTCCTCGATGTCTTTACGGTCACAGATGGCCTCTAATAGTGGAGTGTAGTCAATCCAATCACTGGTTGGCTCACCTTCATCATCGACCCTATCCCCGTTGTCGAGTAGAGCAGCGGCTAGCCGGTGTACCGATACCTTACCAGACCATGAGACATCACTGCCTTCAATCTTGCCCTGTATCTTAGTGTAGACAACCGGCATACCGGCCTTCGTCGTTGTCTCCTCGAATACTACCTTCCACTGGTTTGGTTTCTTACCATAGACGCCGCCTTTGATGCCTTCTACCTTTGAAGCCCTAGCTCCACCGGTTGAGTTCTTGGTTCGGGTTGTCGTCTTCTCTCTTCCTTTGAGTTTCATTCTATCTTCCTTTGTTTGCAACCACTGAATTGTGGTCACGACTATTAGTAGCACGTTTTCCCATTATTTTGGGAAACATAGGTTCAACCGTCACTATTCGACAGTCACCCCCATGAACTAGGGTATCATAGGTAACCAGCCTATATTGGTTAACACTCCTTACATGTAAATAGTTACGGGCTATCATCCTACTCCTCATGCTCTCCAAACTCCCATCCCTGACCACAGAAAGGGTGTTGGTCATACATGTGGATTAGCTTCTCTCTGGCTTCCATTAGTGCTATCTGAGCCTCATTAACTAGCACCTCCTGTTTGGCAATGCGTTGTTCAGCCTCTTGTTCAGTAGTCTGCTGGCTCTCAGTAGCCTGAATACCAGCTGTCTCTTGTTCAGTAGTTTCTGGCTCTATGATTCGTACTAGTTGTATCATTAGTTCACCTCATTTTTGTCTGGGTTCGTCATGTCTAGTGCAATGTTTACACTGATAGCCTGTATCATCGGTATTGTTCTGTCTGATAGCATGATGTCGGTAATGCTATCCATATACCGTGCTTGTGCTATACCTCTACAGTCATCTGAACAGTGCTTAGCTATTCTGTTCTTAGGCCACATCCAAAAGCCTATCATCGGTTCGTTGCACTCCATACATTGCGGAGCCTCCGCCACTATCTCTATTAGACATGAGTCACAGTAGCCTGTCTCACCTGCTTCGTTATCTATACAGTATAAACATCTCATTGTTTCGTTCCTTTATGGTAATGTATCTCTGTTGTTGTTCTGTCTCTTATCACTATACAGTGACCGCCATCGTCTGTTGTGTGCTTACCTGTTGGTAAGTCAATCAGCCTTATAGCCTCGCCTTTATCATTGATGACCATGACTGGTACATCGTTAGCTTTCATTATTGCTTTACCTCTCATTTCCACACCTTCTTTCTAAATGTTGTATAGTCATCTTCTCTCTTGAATATGCTCCATCCACCAACGGCACCCTCTATCTTCTCTGTTGGACACTTAGCTGTATAGTCAAGCCGTATGTCCTTTCCATCAGTCGCATTGTACTTGTCTACGCTAAACCATTGAGCCTTCTTAACTCTACGGTATATCCATGTAGTCTCTCTCTGTTTCTCTTCTATCTCCTTTGGTTTCTTGTTCCCCATCATGGCTGCTTTTGTAAATCGTATCCTACTCATGTTCACTCCCTGTTGTTGTTTGTTGACGTCACCACTGGCGACAAGACAACTTAACCGGTTCGCTATGCCGGACGAAAAGCGAGGTTCAACCTGAGCTATCGGCCAGCGACTAGGGTTCGTGGGTTTGATTGGTTGTTGTGCTATAACAACACTGATTTAATCTCCTTGATTTATTACGGGCGCTCTTATACGGGCCGACAAAGCAAAGAAGGGATAACACCTACTATATTAGTAAGCATTATCCCTCCATGATTATCTGCCGATAGTTATTAGACGAACATATCGTTAATCATATTACTAACATCACTGCTTGGTTCCCTAGTCTCTTCTGTTTGGCTGTCTGCCTTGAAGGATACCTTTCTATTCCTTCTCCCACCAAGTAAGCTACGGGCTTGCTTGTTCTCTGCCCTAGCTACTGCTTGTTCAGCAGGTCTATGGCTTTGGTCAATACGAGGATCATCTAACTCACTAAGAGTTTCCTTGTTCTTTAGCATAGCCACCTTTGTCCCAACCTCTTGGGCTAGTGTGTTAATAGTTTGGATGTCTCTGAGAATACTCTCAAGTGTTGTCTTGTTATTAGTCATTGATTAGTTCCTTTATGAATAGTACATACATGATTGTTGCTGGTAGTGCTGCTACTACTCCGACCCTTAAGCAGAAGATTAAGAACCAAGAGTATAGAGCGGTTAATAGTATCACCTTTAAGGCCACCCCCATTACTTGATAGTATCAAGGTGATTGTCTACTAGGTCTGTCATTACTGATAGGTAGTCTCCGTTTAGCATAAGCGCACAGATTGTGGACCCAAGCCCTGATCTCATAGCCTCTATGTTTACGACTATTGGATTGGCCTCATAGTCATTCTCTGAGTTTACCACTAGGGATTTAACGCCCTTCTCTGGAAACGAAGCTATCTTAATTGCTCTACCTGCAAGGTATTCGTTGTGCTTTATGCAGATTATTAGTGCTGTGTTAAGAACTTCGCGCTCTTCTTCTTCTATATCTTCGTGTTCCATTATACTATAGTTGCTATAGTATTCACGCCTTAGGAGAGCAATCGAATCAAGCGGACTCCTCTGCATTACTGTTAGAAAGACATTAGGTACTTCAACAGGTGTTAGGCCAATGTCTTCTATGTCTGCTCTGTTGTCATGATAATGGTAAGGATATGAATCACCACCGTACTCCTCCATGAACGCAGTATAGTAGTGACAATGGACGGCTGAACACCACCAATCAGCTATCATACAGATATCCTTAGCCCCACCAATAAACTCCTCAAGGGTAGCGAACTCCATCATCTCTTCATAAGACATTTCACTAAGCACATCTCTAATTCTAGAGGTAGCATCATAGTTATTTGCTATTCGTCTATCCCTATCTAGCTTTACATTGTTAAGATTGTAATCATACTTAAGGCCAGATGTCCCTAACGGGCCGACATAGATGCCCTTACAATACAGGTTACCTGACCCATTCCTTATGATGTCACCATTATCGCAAGAGAACAGGAAGTCTCCACTAGATTCACCAATGTCATAGGTTGTGATTGACAAGGCTGAGTCTACCGGATCTAACCATAAAACATTATTGCTAATCTCTTCCCATTCTTCTACAGTAATACCATTGATACATATAAATGTACCATGATGGTCTTTCATAAGATAGTCGATGTCAATAGAGATAACATCTGTTCCAAATTGCTTTGACTTTACGATAGATGGCGACCACTCCTGTGTTCCTGTTCTAATCACAACTGATTTATCCAGCCTACATAGGGCACCTAAGGCGAGCTTATATCCCTCACCAAACTGTCCTATCTGCGAGTCATCATCCTTCTTAGTACCCATCCCCAAGAGAAGGCTTGACTTAGGTAAGACCACGCCTTCATTGCAGATGATAAGCCTTCTTGTCTCTTCGTTATAGTCTACGGTGCCACTATACCCCCTGTCATGAGCATCCTTAGCATTCTGTAAGAACTCTCTGACTGCCTCCCATGTATTCCAATCAACATAGTCTGGGGTAATGGTTAGCTCTATTGTTTCTTTTACATCATTCATTTATTCTTCCTCTGTTTCATTATTGTTTATGGCTTTTTGGTAACGGTTATCTTCACACTCATCACAGAGATCATCATACAATACTCTGTTCTCACATCCCTCCTCTGCACACTGTTCACAGGTACACCCTTCAGCAGAATGGTATGTCCTTCCGCATTCACAGGTGTAGTAGAAATTGTTATAGTCATCGGGCATCATGCACCTCCATATATAAAGAGTGCTGTCGTGCCACCCTCTATTGGACGATGACATGATACAGCCTCTATCCTTTTGACCCATTGCTTGATAAGACTACGAACTGTATGTCCAGCAATAGTCTTCTTTATCATATAATCTAACGTGCTCTCAGCAATGCGATAGTTCTTCTTCCATATGCGCCACGGTAGATTCTGATTGTTGTACTGAACAACATACTCTACCTCTGGGCTATTTGGGTGGTTAAGTTTAAGACTAAACGACCTGAATCCATATGAGTGTAGTGTAATCATGGCTTGCCTCCCTCATTACACGCTGCTCTGAATAAGGCCTCATCAAATCTTGGGTTAACACCTGAGCACATGTCTATAAAGCCATCAATGACTTTCTTCTTGCTTCTCTTACCAAGATCTAGCTCCTTAATGGCTGCTGCTATTAGTATGAAATGTCTTGTAGTTAGAATCATTGGAACAACCCCCATATAAATTGAAGTAACAAGTAGCCAGTGCATACTACCATGCTAGATACAAGCAGTATGGCAATGAAGTCGTCTACTATATTGCTTTTGTATTTCATCCTATGCCTCTCCTACAACTACAGGTATACGACCACCGTGCTCATCACCTAACTCAAGCCCTCTCTTAAGAATCCAATGGCTCATCTCTTCTACCATTCGTTCCCTCTTTACATCCCTCATAGTCTGAGCAATGAGAGAGGTAGCTTGTACGATCTGTGCTATGCTGTTGTCTTGTGGAGTGGTTGGATCGTTAAGACCTGTGCCAATAACCTTCCCGATGAAGTTATCATTAACAACATCATACCTCTTCGCTGCTTCATTAAGCAGACGGGTTGTTACTTGTGATAGGTTAGCAACCTGTATATCGTGGGCTGCCCTTATATCATTAGCAACACCATATGTTTGTGCTAACGCAGACTCAAAGGCACCGAGCATACCATGTCTTAGTCTAGATGTGTTACCACGATGCTGCCTAGTCCATTTGGTTTGGATATCTGGTATCGCTAAACCATTAGTACAAATCAGCGTTAGGAATGCTAGTAGAATCTCTAATGCTGAGTGTCCAGTAGCTGAGTTGTTAATATCAATCACTGGTACTGGTATCCTTAGCTCCATATCAATGGGCTTATGATAGATATACTCCCCAGTATGCGCTACCTTCTGCGGTGCGAATAGTCTACACCTAAAGTAGTTGTCTGTTATTTTCATAGACGCAACAATACAATTCTTAAGCTCTCCTATACTTGAGAGAAGATCTTTTAATAGTCTTGCGTTTCCATATGGGGTGTAAGATGACGCTGATCCAGATCCATGAACACTTCTAATACATCTACCAGCACCTGCCCTTAGGCTTGTCCTAACAAGGACTGGTCTATTCACCTGCTTGAGTGCTTGTTCTGTTAGCAATGCCGATGTTATATCTCTTCCGCTTTTCTGTTCACACCACTTACTCATATTACCATAGCGAATGTTATCAACGAAACCAACATACTGTCGTAGTGCTGACTCAGTGAAGGGCATCTCTGTAGTTCTGCCATGTCTATCATGGATAACACCCATAGCTTTTCTACCAATGAACTTTACTTGAACTAACTTTAGTTCTCTCTCAATATCCTCATGGTCTTCATGCTTTTCTACCGCAGAAACAGCATGAGCAAGCTCCTCTAGGCTTAGTGGATTTGTTAGCTTACGGCTTCTAACTTTAAGCGTTGATAGGTAGGCACCTTTATGTGTTGCCCTGTAATCTACCAATACTCTTTCCTTTAATGCTTCTATCATCTTTCCTTCCTTGTTGTTATTGTTGTCTATCAGTGCCGCACCTCTGGCGACCAGCGAATCTAACCCGCTGCCGATTTTTCACGAAAACCGAGGTTCGACCGCTACTTTTTGCCGTCGCCCCCCAGCCCATAGCCATCTTTATACCAGCCACTACCCTTCAAAACAAAAGAGCCAACGCTGATAAGCTTTACGGGCTGGCTCGCCTCACATTTTGGGCACTTAGGTATAGGGTCTTTATACTTCATAAGCTTTTCAAACCTATGGCTACACTCCTTACATCTGTATTCGTATATCGGCATATGATTTACGGGCTGGCTATTTTAGTTTACCTTCAGCTAACCCTTCTCCTAATTCTTTTAGTATCATCCTTGTTGCTGTCGCTGCCTCTCTGCTTTTGAATGTTGCAAGTATCTCCATCTCCTTAGTGGTATTGTTGAGGAGGTAGAGGCATGGTTTAGTCTTGTTGGGTACATGGCCAACGCATATGATCTTGTTACGGGCTGGCAAATACCAACCATTCATTCTTTCAAATATAGGGTTGGCACCGTTGCTGTTCCTAAAGCTCGTAACAAAGTTAGGCATCAGGATTCCAGTAAGATATTAATTGCGCCTCCGTTAGTGGGCCACGAATACCATCAGCTACAAGGTCGTGATCTCTTTGGAACTCTACTAATGCTGCCTTGCTTAGCCTACCCCAGATACCATCGACAACGAGGAAGGCACCCCATCCGTTGAGTGCATCCTGCCAATCTGCATCTGTCTCAAGCCCCCACCAAATACTCATATGAGATCTTACTGTGTCTGCCAAGCCGGACAGAAATTGTCCGGGGCACGCTGGCTTACCGAAGTTGTGATGACCCCATAGGGATTCAACAGAACAGTTGAGCACATTGTATAGGCTGTCTGGGTATCTAGATAGCTTCCTCGTTCCAGCTAGGTGCCCCCATAATGTGATGAAAGAATATATCTGGGCAAACTGTGGCCCGATTGTATTCGAGAAATCTCCGGCACAACATATCGCTAGGAAGTTTGCGTTAGGATTCGTTCCCGGTATTGGTGAGCCGTGCCCACCTTGTGACCAAGTGACATCTTCTAAATCATTTGCCCAATAGATTACTCCTTGTCCAGTAATATAGAATGTATAGAGCAGAGCAGGACAGCCTGTTGCTGATACATGATTGGGTCCGACATGATACATTGCTGTGTTCTCTATATCATCTCCACCTGCTGTATGATGTATGACTCCACCTAAGATAGATTCTACTGGTCGTCTTGTGAACTTCTTAGTTGGGTGGCGAGGCAGCGTGGCCCTTGCGTCTATAAATCTACTCATGGTTGGACTCCTCTGCTCTTTTATTAGCTACAACCTTATACTTCAGGCTATCCATAAGCTCTATCCAAATGCTCTTGTTCATACCATATCCCATTGGCCATCCGTCTGGATGGTTTGTTGGATCGGGGTATCCCCCTTTGGTTACATTAAAATAATCAGCAGCTTTCTTTGCTAGTATATCTGCTGCTTCTATGTCGAGAAGCCTATCACTTAGTAGTTGAAGCGAGTCGTTACTGAGGTTGAAGCTAAGTCTCTCGACTAGAGAGGCGGCGAAGGTTGTCCTTACATCATCATTGCCAACGCAATGTTCTATTATAGATTTGGCTATAAGGTATAGCTCTGGTTCTGTCATTGATATCTGTTCGTAGATCTTGTTCATTATTGATTTCCTTTGGTCATTGAGTTTAGTAGTTCGATGTCTAGTGTTCTTCTGTTTCCCTTACCTGTCTGTCTTTTTAAGTTAATGCCTCTCTTCCTGTATAAAGATGCCCTTGATATAGCTGTAGATTTCTTCATCCCAGAATATCTTATGAACTCATCTAATGATTCAGATGATTCCCATAAGTGAACGAAGTCCATAGCTCTCATCCTCTGCGTGTGACTCTTCTTTGGGCTTAAGTAGTTCCCTTCTCTGTCTTTCATTGTGCCTCCTAATGGCGGTTCGTTGTCGTCGATTCGCAACCCCCGAAGCATAACCCGCTGCCGTGACCCGTCAAGAAAAAAAATCAAAACCGGCTCACTCCTCGCCTGTCGGCCACGCCGGACGGCGGCGGAGCAGGGCGCCCAGCGGCTCGTCCCTTACCATACCTGCTGCTGTGCTAAGATCTACATCCAAGTTCTTTGCATTGATTATCGTGTTGGCATATTGCTTTGTGAATAGGCTGTCTATACTACCGATGTATTCCCATCGTGTGAATGCCCCGTTGTTCCACCACTCAGGACATAGCCTACTGAGTAGAGAGACAGCCTGTTGGTATATGGTTAGTGCTATCTCTTCTGTTATATAAGGAGACTTGTACTCAGACATTGCAGCACCGGCTACAAGCTGCGCTGCTTGCTTGGCTGGTATTGCTAGTACTAATGCGACATAGATAGCGTGCTTCATGGTTGGGAATCGTGGGGATAACAAGTCATTTACTTTCCAATCATTGTTAATTGACTTGGCATAGTAGCTGAAGCTTCTCTCATACCCTAACGATATGGCCTCTTCTATTCTATGAGAGGCAAGAGACTTAACCATGTGCTTGTATCGTAGGTTTGTTTCTCTGTTTACTCGTACCTCTAGCTTTGGGGATAGAGCATCTACAATCTTCTGTGAGATAGTACTTGCCCATACCTTGAGGCCATCTGGATCTACTGTCTTCGGAGCAATCACATCAAACTTTAGGTTTGTTCGATCACCTTTGAGCCTCCATAGCTTTCCGTTTAGCCCAAGGAATACTGCTGATTCTCCCACTGCTGCACCCAGTAGGTACACTTCGGTGCCAAGCATGACTGGGCCAAGGTTTATTATCCTCTTGTTTCTAGCTTTCCCGTACCTGTAGAAAGACCAATGCCCGATGGTTGTCCCATAATCTTCTGGTCTAATCCTACCAGATGCGTAGGCATTAGATTCATTTAACTTCTCTTTTATGATTCTTCTACTGGGTTTCTTAGGCATGGGTCACCCTAGCTCGCGGCTGATTTTTGGCTTTGAACCTCGGTTTCGGTGAATCGAGCCGGACGGGTTAGGTTGGTTGTCCCCGGAAGTTTCCGAAGGGGGGGCTGGGGGGGTTGCTGCTCCACTGCTGCATTTCCCCAAAGCTTTAGAATAATAATACATTAAAATGTTAACTCTAAAACTTTAGAGTAAGGAGAATAAAAAACCAATGAAGGAGAGAGAATGGATAGACTATATCCTATAGAAGCAGAACGAGTAGTTCTCGGGACATTACTATTAACAGAAGGATCAGACTTACAATTCATAGAATCATCATTATCATCTTTAGATTTTAGCGCACCTAATCACTCTAATTTATATGACTGGATTAAGTTATCGTATGCTAAAGGCGAGCCTATCAGTGTCCATGTATTGGTGGAGAAAGAGGGCACAACCATTTGTTCAGAGAGATATGGTAGCCTACAATATCTGGAGTCTCTGGGTGATAAGGCTGTTCTTTCAGAGAGGTTGCCTAGATATGCTAAGGTAGTATCAGATATGGCTAAGCTTAGAAGGCTCTTGTCTTCAGTGAAGTCTATCGAAAGCAAGATACTAACTGGTGATGATCCGGTAGATAGAATCAAAGCTTATGCTGAGTCAGCTATCTTAGATGGTAGGTCAGACATAACTGTTGGCTCGGTAGAGAGTGGTGAAGAGATAGCTGCTGCTGCTTCAGAGAGCTTTGAGATGATGGTAAGGGGCGAGGGCTATGGTGAGTTCATACCCTCTGGATTCCCAGAACTAGACAGGCATTACATGGGGTGGCCTAGAGGATTACCAACCTACATTGGTGGTCGGAGTAAGATGGGCAAGACAGCATTGATGTTAGCATCAGTAGCTAAGGCAGCATTGCAGGGTGTACCACAAGGTGTAATCTCTATCGAGATGGGCAAGAAGCAGTTAGCATTTAGGCTTGCCAGCTACTTCTCTGGTGTCTCATTAAGAGAAGCAATGAGTGACAATGAGGAGTACCAAGACTTATTCCGCTGGGGCTTAGGAGAAATATCTAGGCTACCAATACACATAGATGATTCGTCTAGGAATATTGATATCGTATCATCTACGATACGGCAGATGCGTAGGGTTCATGGGTGTGAGACAGTATGGATAGATTATGCTCAACTGGTAACTGGGTATGGTAGAGCAAGTGATGAACGATCTAGGCTAGACTCAATAGCAGATGCGATACGACAGGTAGCAAAGGAGGAAAGCATAGCCATAGTAGCACTCGCCCAGTTCAACAGACAGCTTGACTCTAGGAGGACAGATGGAAGGATGGGAGTACCTATTACCTCTGACTTTCGTGGCTCAGATAAGTTCTTACATGATGCTGGCCTTGCCTTTGGTATCTACAGACCATTCTACTATGCACCACCAACCCTAACCAACGGAGATAAATACACAGACGATGACCTATCACCCATGTTCCAACCACTAGAGCTAGTGTGCTTGGCAGCTAGAGAGTCAAGCAGGAAGACAATGAACCTAGTATATCAATCAGCTTGGGGTAGAATCTATGATACCACTGAGCATAAACCAGAATGGTGGACCGGAGTATGGCCACCTAAATGGTCGTGAGGTATCCCTTGACCTTAACCAACTCATCAATCGAGAGCGTAACAACATCTTCTTCTGGAAGCTTTGGCTTAGCTTGGAACCTTTGCTCATACCAAGACATAGCTAAGTCATCAGCCATAGCAAAGAAGCGGCTAGGACTAGGGAAGCTACCCATATGCTGGTTGAAGTATAGCTCAAGGACACCATCTAACATCTCTTCAAAGTCAACAGACAGTTGCTCTTCAATAATACTGAGGGCTTTAATCCCTTTCTTTAACATCGTTACATGGCGTAACTCAGAGTACCCTATCTTCACAGATGTTCTCTGCCTCCAGAGTCTAAGCAGTATGAATCCTCTGTTGCCATGCGTAGGTCTGGCTTCGGCTAGATATCTTTCTGAGCGATTACCTTCACGGAATTTGCCAGTCATCTTTCTAAAATTCTTTTTCACAACCAACCAACAAGAGGAAACAAATGAAGTACCCAAAAACAATAACAGATAAGAACATTAACAAAGTTCTAGAGTCTTTGCGAAGACCCTTCGTAGATGAAGAGGTTCAGTGGAGAGTACAACAGATGAGTAAGAATGGCAGCGCAATGATACTCTGCTATGTCGATGCCCGTGCTGAGTTCAATAGACTTGATACTATAGTTGGACCACACAACTGGCAGACTAACCTACTTGTCAATGGCAATAAGAACCTTGCTGGTGTTGGCATTAACATCATGGGCGAGTGGGTCTGGAAGTGGGATGGCGCTGGAGATACAGCCATAGAGGCACAGAAGGGTGGTATATCTGATGCCATTAAGAGAGCCTGTGTTCAGTGGGGTATGGCTAGACACCTGTATGACCTGCCTACAACATGGGTAAAGGTACAGAAGGACAAGCCTACCAATGTTCCTGAGTGTCGCCGGGTGTACATCAATGCCAAGGGCACTAGAGGGTGGGCTATTGCCCCGTCAATCAGGGAGATACAAGCTCACCTACTAAGCCCAGATGATATGACTAGACACATACAAGACCCTAAGAAACGAAGGACACAAAGGTTTGTAGCAGTAGCGAATGCTGTAGGCATACCCAAGAATGATCTGGCGTTCTTGTTTGAGGCTGCGTCTGCTCCATTCAAGGTGGACACCGGCTTCATGGGTAAGGGGTTGCTAAGCTCAAGGGTTGCATCAGACATGCAGCTAAAGATAGCAAGCCATAGGATACTGAAGTGGTACGAAAACGGAGAAGTTATAGATAAGCGCAATAGCTATATGGAATACTTAGCAGGAAACTAACAAAGAAGAGGTGAATGATGGGTGAATTACAAATCAAATTGCTGAAGAAGATGAGCACTGGAACCTACGATAAGAAGGGCTTAGCCTTAATATCAGGTGTTGATAGTCCTCGCCGTGTAATAGATAGGCTTGTTGCAAGGGGCTATCTCTCAGAAATATACTACTGGACGGCAATGGATGTTGACCCCCAAATACGGAAGCTTGTCTTGTATAAGCGCACAGAGAAGGGAGACAAAAAGGCCAACAGCTATGGTCAACTACTGGAACCAATCGGAATGTGTGAGCTATGCGGAGAGAAAGAACCCTGTAAAAAATGTGGAGGTGAGTGATGTTTAATTATGATGGTGCATGGTGGCTAGTTGCCGCAGGAAGAATCAAGAGATGTAGTAATTTTGCTACGGCTGAAGCGTGGTCGAAGGTAATTATCAGGGCAGCGCGTAAGCAGGGTTGGAGCGAGACAAGAATATTGAACATGAACATGGGCCTTGTACATGACTCGTTGATAGGAGGTGAAGAATGAGGATGGTTAATAATAAAGAGAACAGGGGGCTACTAGCTACTCATATAGTAAACGGCATGGAGCACTCTGCTGTGAAGATGCTGCTTATAAAGAGGTTTGAGGAAGACTACAAGGCAGATGACGGCGCATTTAGGTCTGATGCTGACACAACACCTGAAGCCTTCGGGTTGAAGGAGCTAAAGGAACAGATGAACGCACTCAGCGCCCTAGTGGTGCTGTACGGAGGTGAGTGATGGCGTTCGGTAGTCAATATCCAAACATCATATCGGTGTCTGGAACAATAGAAAGGGTGGAAGACCTTGGCCCATCTGCGGCCAGCGGTAAGAAGTGCCACTTCACATTACTAAACCCAAGCCTAAGTAAGAGGAGGTTCGATACCTATATCCGTGGCTATGCTTATGGCGCTAATGCTGCAAGGATGATTCGGTCTCGCGGAGAGTTGGTATCAATAGAAGGGAGAGTAGGATCAGAACGAAACAAAGTCATAGTACTAGCGGATAAGGTTTATTTCTTAGACGACGAAGTACCACTAAGAGAGGATGAATAATATGCAGAAGATAACAGATAGTATGCGATGGATAGATGTTAACGATACGCTACAGTTGCCAGATATAGCAGGGCTTATAAGAGATAGGCTTGAATATCGAAGGGGTCTGTCGTCTAGTATAGACACATCAGAGCTTGGGAAGATGCTCGTTAGGCAACTAGAGGAAGGCGAAGCACCATCAACAGGTGCGCTAAGGCTAAGCTCAGCAGGTAAGTGCAAGAGAGCATTGGCCTATGACTACCACCACTACAAGCCTGACGGCTTTGTTGGTGACGCAAGCGCCCCATTAGTATTTGCTATGGGGGATATCCTTGAAATGATAATTGTCACTGCCTTAAGAGAGGCTATCCCTGATACTGGGATTGAAGCATACTACACAGGACTCAACCAAAAGACAGTATCTTTGGAGATACCCCTTGGCCCTCAACAAACAGCCAAGGTAGCAGGGCACCCAGATGGTATCCTGCGGGTTCCGGCATACAGAAAAGATACTAATGAATATGAGATGGTTAATGTGGTCCTTGAAGTAAAGTCCATGAGCGACTACGGCTTCAAGAAGTTCAGGACAAAGGGACTAGACAAAGAAGATCAGTATAACTATCAGGCACAGGCATATCAGTTGGCCCTAGAGCAGAGAGGGCCAGATGTTAGCTGGACATATATGATTGCGTTTGGTAAGGCTGTCACCGCAAAGGACTGTGTGATCAGAGAAGACGGGTCACACTACAAATTGTGGCCTATAGTTGGCCGGTATATTCCGGGCGACGACGATATGAAAGAAGATATAATAGATCGGTTGAGGGATGTGATCAACTCGGAACACCCAGAGGACTTTCCGAGAATACAAGAACCTTCAACCAAACCCAAGACGAAAGGACAGCTTGGTTTCCCTTGTGACTGGTGCTCACATTGGAGAACTTGTTGGCCTACTGCATATGAAGAGCCGGTACAAAGCGGCTGGTTCCAACGCACCACTAAAATGAAACTTAAAATAGGAGAATAGAAATGTTGAATCATTGTACATTAATAGGAAAAGTTGTCGCTACTCCAGAAGAAAAATCTGTTGGGCAAAAGTCAGTTCTTAACATAAGAATTAAAACATGGGAGTCATACGGTGGCAACACTTATGACAGCTATCACACCATCAATGTATGGTCTGACTATGTTAAGAAGACAGCAAGGACTTTCCAAGAGGGCCAGCTAATTATGGTTCAGGGCAAATACTCAACCCGAAAAGTAGAAAAGAACGGGCAGTCGTCGTACTTCTCTTCGCTGACTGCTAACTCTGCACAGCAGGTTGATATAGAAGGCAATGTAATTCGGGCCGACGACAGAAGCAATGAGTCTGTTACTGTTAGTACACCACCTCAGGGTAGGGGTAGGGGAGCCATTAACACGGGCAACCCATCGCCAAGTGGCTACTCTGGTGAGTCCGATGATGTTCCGTTCTAGGAGGTGAAGCATGGGTCGTCGAGTTAAACTAAAGCCGAAAGAATTAGAATCAGATGTCATTGGTGATCACATCTTTTGTGCTCACAACATCGGCAGCGCAAAGAGGGCGGTTGATGCTTGCTCTCTTGATCATGTCACTCGCATTCTTGTAAGGCGTGGTGGCAAGGTTGGTGGTGTAATTTTAGTCGAGCACGGTAATGTAATGCTCTATTCTGATGACAACTTTCTGATGGATTCAGTGATAGGCATATCCGATGGCCCTTAGGTGACCAGAGCGCACAGGCAGTTTGTGTCTGCAACAGTAGCAAGAAGAAGGCTTCTGGAGTTGCATGAGTACTACGGTTCTATTGCAGCTATGCAGCACAATCTGTTTGTGTCTACTGGGCTAAGGCTAGACAGAACAAGATTCTATAAATGGCTAGATGGCTTAGCCTGTCCAGACGGTAGGGTAAAACGACTAGCACCACCAGTAAGATACTTGGTGAACAAGTGGATAGAGGGACATGAAGATATAGTCCCATCAAAAAACAAACTCCCGTTCAGGGAACAAGACTGGTGGACACCAGTATACCAGAGCAAGAACAAACTCAAAGAGCTACCAAATGAATAAGATTATTATTGGCTTAGACTTAGGAACAAAGACAGGGTGGGCTGTTCTTGATATGGATGGTAACCGACTCGCCTCTGGTCACTGGAACTTTCAGCCAAAGAGGTTTGAGGGTGGGGGTATGCGATACATAAGATTCAGAGCAGCAATAGAATCCTTACTCAAAGAGTGGCCATGTAGCAGCCTAGCCTTTGAAGCAATCCATAGACATAGGGGTGTCGCCGCTGCCCATGTATACGGAGGACTATTAGCAACACTACAGGCAACGCTGGAAGGAAGAGATCCAAAGATACCGTACACAGGAATAGGGGTGGGTACTATAAAAAAGTTTGCGACCGGAAAGGGCAACGCAAAGAAGAACGCAATGATAGCTACCGCCGTTGAACGGTGGGGAACAGGGGGGTGGAAAACAAAGAGTGATGATGAGGCTGATGCCTTATGGGTTGCAGCAACCTTCATCAACCAGATATCTTAATAATAACAACTAATAAGGAAAGATGATGAAGTATAGTAATAACCTAATAGAAACAGTTAGAAAGAAGGCAGACCTTCTTGATCTAATAAGCGACTACACAACGCTAGATAAGAAGAAGAAGGGGCACTGGGCTATGTGTCCATTCCATGAAGAGAAGACCGCAAGCCTTCATCTAGAGCCTAAGCGCGGAGTATACTATTGCCACGGCTGTGGAGCGAAGGGTGACATCTTTACTATTCCAATGGTTCTCAATGGACTAGCCTTCGGAGAGGCTGTTCACCATGTTGCTGAAAGATTCAACATAGAGATTAGTGATGAGGTAGATGATGAGAGAATACAGGCACAGTACCAGATGCGTAGAGCCTTAGACATTGCTTGCCGATACTACAAGAAACAACTTTCCTCAAACGAAAAGGCAATGAAATACTTGGGCAGCAGGGGAATACTTGTCGGTTCTATAGTTGATTGGGAAATTGGTTATGCTCCTAGTAATGATCCAGAGTTCATCAAAACCTTTAGAGACTTGAACCTGACGGAACACGCCATCAATGCCGGTATACTTTCTGATGGACAATACGGCATATACTCTACCTTCAAAGGAAGGATTGTTTTCCCTATAAAGAACAAGATAGGTAAGGTGGTTGCGTTTGCTGGAAGGGATATCACCGGCAAATCAAAGGCTAAGTATATCAACGGAAAGGAAACCAGCCTATACCAGAAGTCTCAAATACTATACGGACTATCAAACGCATTGCCACATGTCAGAGAGAACGGTCAGATTGTAATAGTCGAAGGATACTTTGATGCGATAAGGGTTAACCAAACCGGATACAAGGAAGTCGTCGCAACCTGCGGAACAGCACTAACTAAGGATATGGTTAAGAGCTTCTCTAGACTAACGAAGAAAGCCATATGCTTCTTTGATGGAGACAAGGCTGGGAACGGTGCTGCAATGAAAGCCCTGCCTGTTCTATCCAAGTACAATGTTGATGCAGCTATAGCCCGTCTACCAGAGGGCAGAGATCCAGCAGACTGCTGCGATACTGATGAGATGATTGTTGTAAATGCGATTGAAGATGCTAAGCCATTGCTTGATGTTTGGCTTAGGCACTTATCCGACTCGTACCCAAGCACACCAAACGGAAGACAAGAAGCAGCCATAGCTATCAAGCCAGTGATTAGACTTTACCAAGGCGTGGCTAAAGACATTGTTCTTAGACAGGCAGCAAGCGTTCTGGGCACATCACCAGAAGCACTAAAGTCTCTTGTCTCAGAGGCACCATCTATTATCATGGAAGAGAAGCAAGAGCGCATAGCTGATCCACTTGTCCTTTCCGTGGCTAGGTGCTGTATTATGAGGCCCAATGAACTTAGTGAGATCAAGCAATCAATTAAACTAAAGTGGATAGATGGCAAAGAAGAGAGATCTGTTATACGGCTGCTGGTAAATGGCGCACCCATACATGAAGCAGCAAGAAAGGCAGCACCACACCTACAGGGAGAGCTTCTAAAGCTGGCTGTATCTGATGACCAGCAGTGCTCTATTAGCCAGACAGCTTCCCGACTAGAGCTTCGGTACATAGAGAGGTCTATCACTGAGCTTAGTGGAACAGAGAGGCTTGACGCGCAAAGGAAAAGACTAAAGCTACAGTGGACAGCTAACCACTAAGCGAGGCAACCTTCTCTCTAACCCACATAATATTAGCATCGATATCATCAAGCTTGGTCTTGACTTCAGCAAGCTTTTCATTGTAGTTCTCAGACTTAGACTCAAGCCTGATAACCCGCTCCCGCAGCTTTAAGATATCCCTACTGAGATGGTCGTAATTGGTTATCAGTCGCCTAATGAAGTAACCAACAATAGTAATACCTACCATCAGTATCCCTTGGGCGACCGATAACACTAGCTGACTGTCTTCCATAACTAATCCAAGTCGTCTATAATGGCTTCAAGAGCAGCCTCTAGGCTTTCTCTCACTATCATAACCCTCTCTTCCCTAGTTATGTCGGTGCCACCATCGCTGCTTGACAATTTAGCCATCTTCCGCTGAGTCTGTCTCTCCCTGATTATTGCAGGAAGAACCCTAGCTAACAGTATCATGACTTTCCCGCCAAGCATGTTGACCTATCCTTGTCTACTGACCAGCAATCTGACCATCAACATAGCCTTGACCAATGATATAAGACATCAGAACACCGACAGAAAACATACAGGCTTCTTCCCAGCCAACCTCTCCGGTCATTGCTTGAGCAACGATGGGCAGCAACGCTCCACCAAGGGCCATCCAAAACTTACGGGATTTCAATTTTTCTAACATAGTCTCTCCTATCTGTATGGGACATAAGATTGTGAGAAGTCCTTGATAATACCCAAAGACCTCAACTGCTTTCTACGCAGCTTATCCAATCTGTACTGAGCATATGCCGCCATTAGCTCTGGGTCAAGTTGTTTGATATTAATGCCAGACAGAGCATCAGCCAACGATGCCGCATATGGAATCTCTCTAAGGTCTGATACCTGAACACCATCGGCAAGCAAAGTCTCTGTCGGAACAGTTCTGCTTGCGTAGAACATTTCTGTAGCAGCAGCCGCATCTCTGAAGTTACGCATCCAAGGCAACTGTCCAAGCAAATAGTTCATCTGTCCATCAATATGTATCTTAGTTCGCCACTGTTTATTGAACTTATCGTAATAGGTATACTGCTTTAAGCCAGCCCTATCAGCAAGGTAAGCCTTCATGGGTGCGCCGACCAGCGGTATAGCATCTAGTGGCCTCAGTATCTCACTAACAAGACGGCCATCATTTAGTTCTGATATCTCTTTACCGTAGAAGCTGTGCCTTTTAGTCATCTGCTCAACCGCTACACGGGCCAAGAAGTGAACCTCCCCCAACAACCTAGACTGCCTAGCCCTATCTGAATACTGTCTAGCCCTTGCTGTCTTGCCACTAAGCCCTATTGGTTTAAGGAACTCATCCGGCAAGAGCATACCCACGCCCCAGTTCTGTGGGTCTACAAGACCACTAAGCAAGGACACCTGATTCATAAAGGCTTCTTGTGGTAGGCCAAGACCTTGAAGCTTCGCGTGCTTTAGGAGTGGGAACCAGTTCTTACCCAGCTTACCCATCTTAAAAAACTCACCCTTATCTTTTCTATCCAAGTATGGTACTGGAATATTTTCAAATGGAGTGCCCTCAAGGGTGGGTAGAGGGACACCTATTGTGTGCATATAGTGTGTCTCTCTCAGGCGTAGTGTCTCCATGTCTAAGGGGTCTGACTTCACATAGCCACGGCCCTCGGCCTGTGATTGGGTTGCCTCAAATATCTGTGGCACACCATCTGTCATCATCCTGTGGAATGTCGCATAGAAGTGAGGAGACTTCTGCATCATGTTCCACTGCAAGTGAACATTCTTTATGTTCCATGTAAACCACGGAAAGATAAGCCTCATCACTTGCTTCTGGGTATTTGTTAAGTCACCATAGTTAAACAAGAACTTATGAACATGGTTTACCGAATCAGCCCATTGCCCGGTTCTTCTATAGTTACCAAGAAAGTTTGTTATCCTTGCTTGATTCTCAACTGTTCTTGCTAGGTACTTTCCGCCCCAGTTCTTAGGCAACGCGACAGGGAACCCCGAAACGGCGAAGGTCATTCCAAAAAGAGCAACATCTTCTAGGTCAACTCCACCCATCTTCTTACCAAGGAGTTGGGCCACACCATTACCAGAAGCCATCTGCTCAAGCAGATCCGTTTCAGCCTTAGTAATATCTGAGAACGAAACAAAGGAAGGGCTAACAACATTCGTTTCCACGAAGTCATCAAGCACATCATCTAGTGGACGAATTATTCCATTCCTGAAATCAATACCATTCTCATGAAGCTTTCTCAGGCCAGAGAATTTGGTTATATGTTTCTGGGCAGCCCTGAAAGCGTCGTCACCAGTATCAATCAGATGGAAGTATTTCTCTATGCTGCCGTACCTTTCTTTGATCATAAGGCCAAGAGATAGCTGTCCACCTAGAATAAGATTAAAGGGACTTAGCGCACCCTTAATGCCAAGGTCTAAGATATTAGAGACAGTATTTGAAATGGCATTACGAGTTGAGAAGGCAACAGAAGTTACTGTAACTCTTGTCTTCCAGAAAGCCTGTGCTGCCCTAAGATACTGAACCGGTGCCGACCCTGCCAGCTTACCAATAGACCCCATATCCAAAACTTCTTCCATATTTACTTTGAAGGCGCGTTTAATATATGTTTGCCAGAAGCGGGTATCTTGGTCAAAATAATATTTAAGATGGTCCCACTCTAAGCGAGGAGCATCTGTCGCGTACTTCTGCCTAAGGGTGTTGGCCTCATCAGCAAGATCTTCAAATATCTTTTTACCAAGAGCCGACCGCGTGTCTCTTAGCTCCTCGAAGCGAACAAATTTAAGATCATCTGGAGGCACTTCAGATTTACGAGTCCTATCCCAAACCCGTCCTGCTTCGTCCATCTGCTCTTCTATCCTACGACTATAGACGGCGATAGGATCAAATAGCTCCTCTCCGGCGGCGGCCTGTGCTGCCCTAATCCTAACAACAGTTTGCTCTGTCTTTCTCAAGTACCTCATGCGCGGAGAACTCTTGATAAAGCTGGCGAACAGGGTGTCAGTCATTACCCCGCCAATCATTTCCTTACCACGATTCTTAAAGTAACTCGCCACATCCTCTGGGGTCATGCCGGACGCAAGCCATTGCTCAAGATTGCCACGGTGCATTACATTCACATCTCTCTGGATGTTGCTCATGTTAAACACAGGAACCCAATCACCATCAGCAGCGACCTGTTCTATAGTCTTTACAATAGAACCATCTGCTGCTCTTTGTGCCGACAAAACCTGAGCCGTACCCGTATCCATCATTGTTACTAAGAGATCTTCATTGGTCATTGCCCTGTTAGCCTGACAATATCTAGCATATATCTCAAGCGGATCAGCAGTAAGAATCTTATCGTGACCAGTATTCTTAAGGGCTTTTAGTTCTAAGATAGAACCAGATAGCTTCCTGCGGTGGCTTGCCTCCATAGTAGTCATCAGAGCATTGTCAAGACCACCAGCCGAACCCGCAGCCCGAACCCTGCCCCGATGGATCTCGTAGAGAATATTCTTATCAATCTCTTTGTAGATATGGGGAGTAAACTCTATTACTCCCCAGTCTCTCATTATTCTTTCTGGTGATGCTGCCCAAGTATAGCCCCTCTCAGCATACTCAGCCTCGTATCTCTTAATTATAGCATGGGCTTCATCCATAACTGGTTTAAGAACTGGGTCCACAGGTGTATATCTTCTACCAATAAGCCCCGGATAAAGCTTTGCTAACGCAGGGTGAGTCTCCTTATTCACAAACATCGGAGCTTCTTTGAGAACCCCCATGACTGCCAGCAAAGTATCTTCCTCGCTTAAGTCCTTTGTTAAGTGATTGAACTCAGCCATCATCTTGGTTTCCCAGTTCTCCAAGTCCCGACCAGAGTATGCACCTTCTTCAAGCTTTGGAAGCTTGGCCTTGGTCTTGCTAAGTTCTTTCTTCAAATCCTTCTGCAAAGACTCAAGCCCAGACTCCTCTTTAGGTGCCTTGCCCCTCGCCTTCTTAGGCACTCTCTTTGGAATCTTTGGGGGGACTATGTACTCTGAGACAGATTTCTTAATAATCTCCATCTCTTTATCCAACTTAGCAAGAGATAGGTCTGGGCTTCCGAACACTGCCTTAATCTTCTTTGCCTCTCTGCCGAATGCCTTCTTAAGAACAGAGAATACAATAGGATCAACATCCTTATTCTTGCTTACTATCTTTGCCAGAGTTGCTGCTACCTCATCATCAGACATATCCTTGAGCGCCCTACGCAAACGGAAAGCGCGGAACCCAGCCTCGGTTAGTTGCTGTCTGCTGGCTGCTGTTGATGCCATAGCATACGATCCAACATCAGGAAACTTAGACCGAGAACCAGATTTGAATCCAGTCTCTAACGACCTTAGCGCACCTTCTACGGCCTTCTCATCAAACTTAAGTAGACCAGAAAGTGTGTTGTGCATGTCCTTATGGAAAGGAGTTAGTCCTTTTAGTCTTGGTAATATTGAGTCTATTCTTCTGGAAGTGCTCATAAGAATCTTAGATGAATCGGCAACCTCATACAGCTTCCTCTTAAAAGCCTCACTCCTCATAAGCTCTCTAAGAACAGTTGATACCCCCGTGTCTGGTGCGTCTAGCCCACCCATTAATCTGCGGAGGTTATGTAAATAGTCCACCATAAGTTCAATGTCATTAGCATTAAACTTTTGTGCTGTGATCTTATAATCTTTCAGTTTTTCAAGAACCTCTCTGGCTCCCCAAAACAAATCAACAACCTCATCAGCCACGGTTTTGGGGTCTGCTACCTTAAGCGTATCTTTTGTGTAAGCCCAGACCCAAGATCTGAGATTGCCCATTTCGCCATCAATTTTATCAATGGATTTCTGAAGATTTGTGAGCCTTAAATCAGATTCAGCAATCTTTCCTTGTCTCCGTTTTGGCGCTCCCTTTGGTCTTGTTAGAGGGGCAAGCTCTGGCTCATAGTATTCGATAAGCTGCTCTTCAAGGTCATCCATCAAGGCAGCCTTATTCCTCTGTGCTTGCCTAGTTTTGTTTGGCCTAAGAACAAGAGCCTGTACGTTCTTATCTTCGTGCTTCCCCCTAAGAATCTTTATAAAGACCTTTTCATTAATCGAACGACCAGTATCTAGTTTGAAGTCTCCCCCGTGCTGTGATGTAATCCTGCCGCCATCAACAAGCTTTCCATCCTGATAGACGGCAATCGCAGAATCTACCGTAATTGGCCGAAGCTTACCAGCAACAACGCCATCAGTGAAATCACCGGCAAGCGCCGCATCGAAGGTATCTGGTATCTTTACTGGGTCTGTCTTTGCGACCTTCGTTAGAGGTGTCTTAAAGAATACTTTCTTACCGGCACCGTGCATCGTGCTTGACGGATCTCCGGCTTGAAACAACCTTAGCTCTGACTCTCTCACATCAAAGCCAAGCCCGTTTCTCTCAAAGAAAAAGACAAGCTCATCAGAATCTTTGGCTTTCCTTGAATCTACTAGGACTCCACCAGCTTGAAGAACAAGCTGATTCCTCTTCTCTCCCTGCGACCATACAGAAAACTCCGTGCCTATCTCAAGCTGCCTAAGCGGATCTACCGTACCCTTCCTCTGAACAAACGGATACCAGCCAAGCCTCTTTACTTCAGCACCACTTTTCACCACCTCAGGATAGAGGTTCACTTCCTTGGCCACTGCTGGCTCAATAAAGATTCGATCTATATCAGTCGATGGCTGTAGGTCTGGACCCGGCTGAGGCTTCTTAGGCGCTTTCTTGTCTTTGAACTTAATGCGAGAGGTGCGTGTAGTTGCTTTCTCTGGTGCTTCCTTAAATAAAGCCTTTAGTTCGTTATCAGATAAACGGTAGAAGCCCTCAGAACCATCTGATCGCGTAAACCAAACGCCTTTCTCTCCTGCATTGTAGGCATTGCTATAAGTAGGCCTATGCCCCTCGTCCAAGACCTTCTTAACTAAATGCTTGACAGGCTCTTCAACAATCTCATCTATTGATTTCGATCTATAGGCAAGCCACTTAGCTTTCGTTTCTATACCTGACTTCGTTAACTCAACCTTAAGCCTCGCGTTTAGTTCTTTCTTAGTCGCTTTTGGCATTAGTGGCTTTATCACCTCAAGCCACTCGTCCTTTAGTGCCTTGTAGGTTGGATAGATCGCCGCGCCCCCAGATCTCTTAATCCTTTTGGCGTCGTCAACCATTCCCATATACTCTTCGGGAAAGACATCTTCCAGTGCGCCCCGTGTGACCTCTGGAGCCTCCTCGACAGCCTCCTTGAACTTAACCTTTCCACGCCCCTTCTTAACCTTCGGCTGCTTCGGCTTAGTCTTGGTCTTGGCCTCATCTCTCTTGAAGTAAACTTGTATATCATCAAGCTCATCTGTCTCTAGTGTTCTTGTTGTCTTGCCATTCCTTGCAACAAGGCCAATCTCTTGGCCATCCATTGTTTGAAAAGCAGATTCAACCCTCCACATATCGTCAGGAGAGGCAGAGTTCCCATCAAAGATAGCAACAACATCGTCCTTCTTAAGTTTCGTGCCCGGAGTTAGTTGCTTATATCCAGTGTCAAGAAGCTCATCTATGTCATAGTTACCTGCTCTTGGCTGACTCATCCTCTCCACTATAGGTGGGTCTGAACCAATGATGCCCTGCTCTTCCGCCTCCTCTACAAGCTTCTTCTTTAACTTTGAAACAGCAGGAGTATCTGGAACATTCCCCTCGATATTATCGAGATGTTCTTTCAGAGCCTCAGCGGCACGGCCCTTCGTAGCTGGGGTCACCTTCCCAGTCTTGGGATTCTTCGATGGCTTAATCGTATCCACCACACCCTCTGGGCCTATAATATTAATGACTCTCTTAGTCGGAGAGTATGGGTCGGTCATCGACAAATAAAATAAACCATTACCATTCGGATCTGTAAAGGATAGCCGCATTTGCTTGAGGCCGGGAACCCTTACCCTGTCCCACTTAACTGTAACTGGCTTCCACTCAGGAAGACCTCTCTCGTCATCAAATCTCTTAAGCCAACGGGCGGCCTCACCCCTTGTTGAGAAGGACTCAGGAGAACCCTCAACAGAAGAGAGTGACTTATCTTCGTTAAATCTTCTAACTACCCATTCTTCTTTAACCTTCTCTACCTTGTAAGTTTCGTCTAAACGATAGGAGCTTCTAAAGAAACCCTTCTTAGATAGCTCGCCCCTGCGGTGCTGGTAAACACCAGTTTTCGGCTTGCCCGGTTTAAGCTTCACACGGCGGCCCTTTGTCTCCGTGGGCACAACAGGATCTACATCATGAGAAACTTGTGCTGTCTCGGTAGAGGCGTGCTTAGCCTTCTTGGTGGGCTTAACTGGGGCGGCCTCTTCACCCTTAAACTTAACACGACGACCCCTTACTGGCTTAACTGGCTCAACCGGCTCGATAATCTCTTCAAGCTCATCAGCCTTATCTGCTCTAACCTTGGCGGGATTAAGCTTCTTTGCTGGACGCGGAGTAACCAAGTACCAACCATGATCCTTATCAAGCTGGAATCTTTTGTGTATCTTAATGCCACGACCAGTAAGAACATCTGAAAGACGATAGCCCTCATGCTCCGCAAAGGTAGCGGCTGGTCCGATAACCTCATGCCTCTTGGCTGTAGTGTCCTTGGCTGTGCGATAAGTCTTTCTTGAGACACCCTTGAGAACACCTACCCTATCATAGTAGCTTCTTGCTTGGTTCCAGTGAGCCTTCTCATGCGGCTCAAAATCAAAGACACCCCTTCTCTCCACAGAGGGTGGCTTCTCAAACCTCTTGGCGCTATCTGCCATCGGAAAGCCCTTGGGCTTTCTCCCTCTTACAATCGAATCCTTCGCAGTAAGAAGTTCGCTTACTATTAGATTCAACTCCCTATAAGCTGTATCCTTTCTTCTAAGCCCAAACAGTTTCTTTACCTTGCCCCAGAACACATCGAATACACTTGTTCTTTTGGATGCCAGATAAGGAATGCTATCTAGAAACCTAGCAAACTCAGGACTAGACACCCCATAAGATATAAACTCTTCTGGACTCGCTAAGAAATCACGAAGAGGCTGCCCCTGTACGATGCCGTGTTTTAGCAGTAGCTCTGGATCGTTTTTGGCACGGTCAACAACATAGTTGAATAGCTTTCTAAGATTGTCGGAAGCATGGGATGAGGCTGTCTTCTCTCCCTTTTGCCAAGCCTTAGCTGCGTTCCTATATCTATTAACAGTTACAGCATGAAGCGTTTCGTGGGCAAGTGCCTGAAGAGCATCAGGAGCATTGTCTGAAATCAGAACCCTTCTCGGCTGCTTAACGCCCTCTACCACTTGCTTCGGCCTATACTCTCCAACCAGCTTGCTATCTTCTAACCAGCCAATTCGCACATCTTTACCAACCTTCTCACTCAAAATATTAAGCAAGGAAACATAGCCATTGTTTTCAAACTCATCTAGTTTTGGGATAGACCGTATGAGATCCTTCAGACTAACCAGACCATCCTTAGATGCTTCAACCTGTTCTCGTATGACTCTATTAATGATGCCGTTATTTACAGTAACCTTAACCTTGTCCGTCACAACCTTCCCATCAAACCAATCTGCCGGACGGCTTGAGTAAGTTTTCTCACGCGCTTTCCGGGCCTTAACTGATGGTGGCTCTACTCCGGTTACCCAAGTTTCAAACAGTTCTCGCTCATGTTCCGGCACCAGAACTTTCCAAGTCTCATCGTTATCTCTAATCATCTCCTTAAGTAAGGAGCGAAACTCTTTCCTTGTCATGCCAGAGTAGAAGTTTTTCTCACCAACCTTCAGCTTTGTACCCTCGGAGAGCACAAGACCTTTCTTATATGCCGAGTCAAGCATACGGTGTTCTTCTTTAAGGGTAGCTAAATACTTGTTAATCGCATGAGTCATTGCCGAGTTAAAGTTTTTCTTTAGCTTTGCTCCCTCTGCAAACTCAAGAGAACCCCCAAGGCGCTCAAAGAGTTTTCTTAGTGCAAGCGTTCCATCTGTCTCGCCCAGAGCAAGGGCAAACTGCCTCAAGACACGACGAGCAGAGGTCGCTGTACCAGTTACCTTAGTCAGATGCTCAAGCATGTGCTCTGCATAGATCGCTTCGTCTACAATACCGCTATCTTTAAGTACCTTTACCTCTTCCAGCGCCCTAGCCAGAACATCAACGCCCAGTCCTGCAACCCCCTCTTCTAAAGATCGTAGCTGGGTAACTCTCTTCAGTATGGCTTGATGGGTTCTTGATCTGCTCAAGTCTCTGAAGGTTGAAACATTAGACATCTGAGCGTTGATGACTTCAAGCATTGATAGAAGCTTTGCTTTATGGTCAATGTCTCCCTTAGCAAATCGAGCCATAGAAACCATGCCCTGCTCAAACTTTATCTTAGCACCGGCAACAGCGGGGTCTGCTGCGAATGCGTCCCTCAGTGCTTTAAGCTCTTCCATAACCTCCAGAACTTCATCAGATAATGAATGCCATCTCTTTGCTCCCCTATCAAGGGCATCAAGGGCTTCAAGCATAATGTCTTGCTCGGAATATTCTTTCTTATTATTCCAAGCCATGACCCGCTCAAGGCGGGCTTGTAGCTCTGCCTTCTCTGCTTGATCGCTTGTGGTTGATATCAATCTCTGAAGACGAGCGCCCTCCTTAACAGAAATCTTCCTCCTTATCTTCAGAGCTTCCTGTGCTTTCTTCCCTAGCCGCTCAAGCTCGGTGGTCAGCTTCATATCCAAGCCGGTAAAGGAGTTTAGATAATCAGTAATATTTGCCTGTTGCTTTTCCCATAGCTCAGGATTTACCTTTTGTATCTTTATAAGCATCTTATTGCCGAGATACGGAATGCCACGGACAAGACCTTGCTTCTGATACCTAGCAACACTCATAGTCTCAGTTATTGGCTGAATCATTCTGGAGCCAATAGTAGCAGCCACGCCGGTAAAAAAGGCACCAGCCCAATGTGCTGGCCACTGCACTATCCTTTGAGTCTGATAGGCAAGAAGAGCGGCAGGGTCACCCGCAAAGACTTCTGATGCTGTTGGCACCCTCTCATCACCCTTTAATCCTATAGCAGCCTCATCCACCTTGGCTTGTAGACCAGTAAGTGAGAAGTCATCTATAAACTTAGATGCTATTGGACTGGCTCTAAGCAGTGCTGTTGCATTATCCAGTGGACCACTCTTAAAAACATATCCAAACTTTGTCGTGAATGGCATGTGATAACTTAAGAAGCCCTTCTGCTTAACTAGCTTAGAGAGATCCCCGGCCTGTCTTGCGTCTGCTGCTGCGCGGATACTAAGACTTATATTATCTGCATGTTTCTCAAATGTTTTTATCTCATTAGCGATCATCCTGCTCTGCTGCTTAAGCCATCTCGCCTGACCGGCAGCATCCTGTATTGAATCAGCCAAGATCTTCTTTTGCTTTGCTATCTCAAGAATACGCGCAGCTTGCCCTTCTTTCCCCTCTATTATAAGTTCCTTTGATAGAACTTCTGCCTGATCAAACACTCTTTGACTCTGTGATCTGACCGCCTTACCGAGATCTCCACCATCCTGTAGGGCTTTGGCAATCGCTTCTAAGTTATTTCTGGAATCAACTACCTGTGCGGCAGCAATTTTACCATAATGGGCGACCGCAGCAGTAGAACTTTCCACCACTTTAGGGTCTGTAGACCTAACCATATTAGCGACAATCTTGTTAAACATCAGGGCATCGGCACCACGCTTAGCGCGAGCAACATTCTGTACAGAACTGGCCCCCTTTGCCGCTGGCCCTAAAAGATGAAAAATATCATCGCCGTATCTGACCCTAGACGCGAATGAGCCAGCCTTACCCGGACCCCATATCCACAGTGGGTCTACTATAAACTCCGCAAGAAGACCATACGACAGTCTTCCAACATCCGTAGATACATGCCTAGCAAACGCCCTTAGGTGAGGCGCTTTGGTTGCATCTTGAGATAACTCCCACGCCTGACCCTTAGTCAGCATCGCATCTATAAGCATATCGCCAGTTACAATACCAGTTCTAGACCAATCTGCATATAGATTTGGCCTTATGCGAGTCTTAGATGTTTCATATAGCTCTCCAGTAGCTACGGCATCATATAGATTCTCGACCATCTCCATGAAACCATCGACAGCTTCCTGCCCCGGAACTATCGGAGATGATGGCGACTCCTCGTTCTCATCATCGTCCCATAGGCTTGCAATGGCTCCCACCGTAGCGCCAAGCCCCAGTGTCCAAACCCCCTCAGTAAGCCCGACAGAGGTTCCTAAGGCAAGACCCCCAACAACCCCTACAACGGACTGTATGGCATCACCAGCGAGCGATCCGGGGTCAGGCAGGTATTGACCCAGATACGCAGCGGCGCCCCACACAGCACGCCGTGGAGCGTCAAATGGCTCAAAGGCAAGACCAATATACTCTAAAGCTGTTGGATCATGCGCCTCTTGAAGCTCTTCTAGAGTCAGCATACCCCTTTCGCCAGTTGCGTAGGCACCAGCACTGGACATTGCGCCAGAATCTAAGTGAGGCTTTAGCTTGGCCAGAGTGAACAACAGATGCGCTCGCTCTCTAGCCATTGGAGTAGAGATAACTGCGCCAGTTTCTGTGCGACCCTGCGATGGATGTCGCATCCCAGACAGGATATCTGATTTTGTCTGATCAATCCTCGGTATAGAATAGCTAGGCGACACAGGATCAGAGAACCTAGAGCTAATCCCGCTATTCACATCCTCTGCTATTAGACCAGACTTAATGGCATGTTCTGGGTAAAGAGGTATGCCGGTATCTTTAATAGGCGAACGACTAAGGGCAAACGCTTCTTGATTTACACCCTCGTCAGAAGATATCGCTGCCTGTTTTGATCCTTCTTCTGCCATTTGTTATCCTGCTATTCTGTGGCCTTTGGTAAGACTAGTGGTGCTGGCTCCATCTGAGAGGTAAGCTCTGACGCAGATGCCCTCTCCAGCTTTGAGGTTGTCAAGCCAAGCCAATCTGTGACCTTCTGTGCTCCTCTTTGCAGATGGGCCTCAACAGGAGCATCCGACATGCCATATATGTGACTTGTTTCAGCGCCTGTCCTTATCGGAAAATCTCGATGTCGCCTCAAGAACTCATCATACACTGCTGTTGCCTCTGGCGGGGGAACCTGCTTCCTACTCTCTCCCAAACGAATATGTTTATGCTTAAGATCATAGCGAAGATCGTCAACACTAACACCGTATACTGCCGCAAGGGATTCCAGACTCTCTTGGGCCTCCTTTTGAAGCTCATCATGCTTTTTCTGAACTTCCACCATGTGCTCCGGGCTGCCAAAAACCGCTCTCTCTCCAACAGGTTTTGAAGGCTTAGCCTTTTGACTCAAGCCTGTACTGACATCGGTAATAGTATTACCGGCCTTGGCTGCGTCTTCTGCCTCAATCTCCGCCCGAATCTCTTCTACTGATTTCCCCATAGCTTACCTCGCGTCTATTAGCTTCTGATCTTCAGCACTGGGTATATCCCAAACACCCTTGCTTTTTTCTACTAACAATGTTCCGTCATCTAAGAATGCAGTATTTATATCATACTTACCAACTGATGCAATCCTACGGGGAACAACCTGCTTTCCCTTGTAGGAAATAGAACCAGCCTTCGGCGTTACTGGGGCAACGATAGGTGCTGGTGGCTTCTCTGCCTTGCCGGGTTCTGTGTACGGGAACTGAGATTGCTGTGTCTCCTTAGCAAACTCTGATTCAACCTTAGCCATATCCTTCATTCTTGCAATTTTAGATAACTGAGTGGGAATGTCTGACGCATACTCTCCCAGATCTGGACCCCTTGTTAAGGGTGCGCCAGCGAGATCAACATCCTCTTGCACAGCGTGTATCGCTTTCTTCTCTGCTTCAGCCCTAGAGACTCCGCCCGGTGTACGTCGATCTTCATCATAATACTCAGTGCCGAGGAGGGTTGCGTCTGGCATGTCCAGCAGATCTGGTCCCATCTCATAAGGACGCATTCCCATCTTGCGTATCTCTTCCTTCTTGAGCACATCTTCTCTGCCCATCAGAATGGCTGGGAGAATATCCTCTTCAATCTTTTTCCAAGTCTCGCTCGGAATCTGGGGATTGTTCATCATGCCAGAGAGATATATACCGATTATTTCTTCTGGGGTGTTCGCATCATTAATGGTTTTCAGAAGATGGCCAACCATTTCATCTGGACCGGGTTGCTCTATCTCCACCTTTCCAGTTCGACTAAAGGCTTGGACACCCTTCCGTAGTCGGCCAAGCTGTATTGGATTCATACCACCTTTGATTGCCCTTGCCACCGTGGTGCTCTTTACACCCTTCTTGGTTCTAAACATACGGTGCTTCATCATGCCTTCGTCAACCTGTTCTTCTAGATACATCCGCATGGCTGAAGCGATGGCAACCTTATTTCCGCCAAACTCTGGATCTTTAGACATTTGAACATAGAGACTAACTGCCTTTGCTGATTGGCCGGGAGCGCTCCCCATATAACGCATAGTCCTGTACATTCCATCCATAGTGGGTGGATTACCAAGGGCTTTATTGAGAGTCATCATCCCCGGAATTTGCATGTTTGCTGATATTAATGGCCATATTTCACTTCCTGCAAGCGCCCCCTTAAGTTCTCTTTCAATCAGAGCCTTTTGCTGTTCTAGATTTTTGAACTTAAGCCCGGATGCTTCCTCTGCCAAATCACTAGCACTAACCTTAAGAGAGCCACCATATAGTGACTTCATCTCCTCATATTCTTTATAGATAAAGCTACCCGGACCAACAGCCTTAACAGACTCTTCTGCGTTGCTTTCCATCTCGTTCCACTCTTCCTGAGTCCGACGATACTCTTCGTCTTGATACACGGCACCCGCTTGTTGAGGGCCGTGTCTATCAACTACTTGATGTATAGCATCTATCTGAGTTTGTGTAACAGCTACTCCCGCGCTCTTGGCGGCTTTTTCTAGCTTCTGTATCATTACTGTTGTCATAAGGTCTTTGGCACCCTTAGACATCAGGCCATGTGCTAGGTTGCTTCCCCCTGCGGCGTTCTTTGCGAGAAGGAGGTGATCCTCAACATCTGTCATCGCTACGGTAAGGTGCTTACCGGCCTCATCCATGAACTTTTCAGGCTGTGTTAGCAGCTTTGTATACATCGGTTCGGTAACACCATCAAGCGCCCCATCAAGAGAGCCTGTCACACTATTTTGTGTCTTCGAGCTTTGGAGCACGGATGTATACCCGTACATATGATCTGGGTTTTGCGTAAGAATCCCTGCCTTGTGTGGACTATTGTTCCATGCTTCATGTTGCTCTTTGAATAGCCCAAACTTTCGTTCCTGTGCGGCATCCCTAAATTGAATTTTACTCATGTCGTATTGGGCTATGGTGCCGAACAGAGCATGAGCGTTTCCAACTTTATCCATTGAGGTTTGGACATATCCGACTCTAAGGTTTTCTATGCTTTTGTTGACATCAGCCAACCGAGTCATCAAGTCCTTCTGGTAGTCAAGGCGCTGGCCCATAGTCATGTAGGCGTACTTACCCCGCGCAGCCACATCAACATAAGTTCCTGCAACCGCACCCGGGCCACGAAGGTCTTGAACCGCACCACCGCCTGTTATAACTGCCATGTTATCTCCCTATGCTGGCTGCTGGAATGGTTTAAATTCTGGAGCGCCCCGTGGGCCTTCAACCCAGTTTCCTTCGGCATCATAGCTTCCTCCCTTAACCTTATAGGTTCCGTAGTCAGCAATGTATTGCGCCATTTGCTTGGAACCAGCACTTGGATCGTAGCCAGCTTCATATCTCGCGGCCTCGACCCCCTTCTTGGCTCCATATATATCCTTGCCAAGCGTCACACCAGCCATGACCTGATCCTGCCGAGCCTTTCTTGCCACTTCGCCCTCTGTGGCGGCAACTGACGAAGCTTCGTAACCAGCCTGTTTAGCCAACTCCTGCTGGTTAATAGCGTCTTGTCCAGATGCACCCGACTGATTCCTCTGTTTTACAGCCTCGTTATATGCTGACTTCTGGGCTACCTGACTTTGTGTTCTTTGGGTTGCATCAATGTACTTCTCCCTAGCGTCAACAGTCATCATGCTTATCGCTGCTCGTTGAAGGGCGGCCTCCATTGGATCTCCGCCAAAAAGCCCACCAGCAACACCGCCGACTACAAAGCCGATTCCGCTACCAATGGCAGCGCCACCGGGACCACCAAACCCCCCGATTATACCTCCAGCCGTTGATCCCGATGATGCGCCCTTTTCTGCTCCTTCCCAACTCCAAGCCATACCTACCCCCTTATCGAATCGCTAAAGCCTGAAACGAGCCGATTACACTTTTGCACTTTTCACGCTTTACATCTGGACCAGAGATCTCAGCCTCCATAGTTACCTTAAATTCGTGGTGACCCTTACTTACAGATAAGGCTGTAACGCTTTTTGAAGCATATCTCCACCTAGCTTCGTAAGACTTCCCATCTATGACAGTGCTGCCATCATCGTGAGTAATTCCAGTTAGGTCGCCGTCTACCCAATCAGCAGGTTTATCAGACCACCTTGTTGCGGGAAGCTGTACCTCGGCGTGCTTCTGCTCTACACCATCAATGTAGAGTCTAACTACCCATCTCTCGATATCTTGAGGGCCATCCTCTACATTCCATATGGTTGCGTCCTGCTGAAACCATGCCTGATAGCCAAAGATTAAACACTTTGGAGCAAATGGTATGAATAAGCGATGAGTGAGTGAGGCATGGATCACCTTCTCTGATGTTGCGTTGTCGGCAGAACTGACCTGTCTTGCAAATAGCGACTCAGTTGCTTCAAAGGCAGATGAGTATCCCATAGCAAATGAACCAAGCTGCCACATCCTTGGCCCTATAGAATGATCAGGAGCGCCAAAATTATTAATATCTAACCCACCGTTTAGCATTTCTAGCGTTTGTGGAGATAGCTTAGGGTCAAACAGGCCACCATCATATATCTCCTCTGGAGATATCGTTCCTGACAGCGACATTGATGGTAGAGTTGGCATTATGCGTCCCTATAGAATGAGCAAAAACTTAGCTGAGCATTTGATATCGTAATCTTATCGGGCAGCCTTCTGTCTGTCGAAGCACCCTTCGTTCCTGCACCATATCCACAGGTTGCCCTAAGCTGTATGTACGATAGAGGCCAAACACCCGATAGACTCGTCCTGTCTATAATAAACCATATGGACATGTTCTCATGAACATTGTCTCCAAGATCTCCTGAACCATCTGGATTCCAACCATTAACCATTCCCATATTGACTGGGCTAAAGTGATCTTCTATCAATCCTGTTGAAAGGTTGGTTCCCCTAAAGCAGACAGCTATCCATGCCTGATTTCTAGATGTAAAACCAACGCTGTCCTTAACTATTTTAGATACAGTTACATCACACATAACCAGTATCTTACACGGCGGAAGAAGATACCCTGCGCCACTATTGTCTAAAGTAAGAACTTCTCTCCAGTTATCGCTAAAGACATCGGTGGCTGTTTCATATTTTATAGCGTGTCCGGTGAGCGAAACCTCCGGCGAGAGTATATCGAAGTCTGTGTTTCTAGACACCGAATCCGCTGCTGGCGTTAGCGTCCCATCAATCTTAGGGATAATGCTCGGAAGATGCTGTTCGCCAAGACAGGCATCCTCAAACTGAGATGTAGAAACAGAGTTAACCCTAGATTTAACAGAGTCATACATAGAAGTAACAGATGTTTCCGTAATTAAGTCTCCGCTATTTGGTTTTGTTACTGCCATTATGCCCCCATGAATGAGCCTTTAGGAAACCTAATAACATTCAATGTTCTATGCGCGATACAAACGCCTTCATCTGGTGGGTTATTAAAGTGTTGTAGTTCTGGCTCTAAACTCGTATCAAGGTTCTGAGGGCTGCACGATGTCTGCCCAGCGTGAGCCTCAATAATATGCGAACCCGGACCAAGCAGAGTAAGCCCATGAGTGGTTGTTCTAAGGTTTCTACCGGCGTATCCCGTACCTCTATATCCATCCAGCGTGCCCATGCTAGAGATCCCACTTCCGTATATGGCCGATCCATCCAGCATTAGCTTAATCTGCATTCGTATCCTTGCATCTGAATCACTAAAATCATCATTAAGATCAAATAAAGCTTTTTCATTCCTTGAGTATTGGAATGAAAAAAAAGCAAAGATAAGCTCAGGGTACTCGCTCTCCCACTGTAAAGACATATTATTAGTACCAGTAATTAAATGGTAGCCCCTGTTGTAAGGAATATGAAACAACTCAGGGTCACCGACAGAAGTAGCCGAGGCTGCGTCATAAAGATCTGGGTCGCGCCCATCTGTTGTGCCAATCCTATGGAAATCAAGCCTCAGCTTTGCTTGCTGGTTTACAGTATGAATCTTTACCGGACCACCGCGAACAAGCTTATCAAGCTTTATGTCTGTCCCACTAACAAGGAGGTCTTTCTTCCACTGGTATTGAGTTTGATTCTCAGCTATCCTGCTGGCCTCAATGAAATCATCAGACATGGTATCTGGATCAACAACCTCTCCATCGATTATACCTTTGGGTGCAAATATACTCATTGTGGTGTTCTCCCGCCCGGAAGCGCAACGGTAGGCCCGTACACATCAATATTTAATATCTTAGCTGGGCCTGTTGTCGTAATCGAAACTTGGAATACTGAGGCAGAGCTAACTCCAAGAGCAATACGCTCTGAGAATGTTCTAGCCTCTCTATAGTTTATAGAAGAATACTCATCTGCACCAAAGAATGGAATGCTAGATTCCAGCTCGGGATGATAAAGAGTCATTGTATCAGTATCTATGTAATCATCGGGATTCCAATCCTCATATGTGCTCACAGCGGCAGACCCTGAACTGCTTTCTTTCATGGTAACAATTAGGTCTGTTGCATTATTAAACGCATGGGCGCTTGATGATAACCTATCCTTAGATCTAAAGGCTTGTGTTAGAAGGGCTATAGGATCATCAGTATCTATTTCCTCCAATGAAGATAACGATATCCATGCACTCTTATATGTTGCAACCGGCTGAGTCACTGTATATGTAGGATAGCCCCTATCTTGAATCCAGACATTAGCCTCATCTCCCTTACCAGAAACATCAACTGAGCCAGAGAGAAGAGTTAAGCCCATCTTCGGTATCGACAGGGCAGCGATAATCTCAATATTGCTTCTTGTCCTAAACCCACCGAACCTATGATCCCATATGAAACATTTATTAGGAGTTGTAGAGTCATCTACAGGAAGACAGAAGTAAATCTCTTTTGTCTCAGGCTTAATCCAAGACACCCCCACCCCAGCCCTTGCCTCATTAATTCTAGACAGGCTTTTCTTTATAGTGAGGCCAACATCTGCTACCGTTCCGGTGGTTGTATCTAGGTGCCAGAATGTTTTATTTCCGTACCAGACAAAATGGTTATCTGCGGTTACTTGGATAAGGTTTGGCCCAGCCATTCCTGCCGAAGAGTGAAGGGTTCCGGCTCTCCACTGTGGATATTCCCCGCCGACATAGTGGACAGCGCCCTCTTTGAAAATCAAGAAAGAGGCCATCGTTGCATCTGCTGTCCTGATATTAACAGACCTAGCGCCTGTTATTGCGCCAGTTTCTGGATAGACATCCATCCAATGATTTTTTAAGATACTCTCCGGCACGCCGCCAGTCGTTAGCGTTAACTCAGACCACCATATCCTAGACGGATTGCCATCTGTCCTAAGCAAAAACATGGAACCAGAATGCCTAGACAAAAAGTAAACACCAGTAGGCGTGGCTTCTCTGTCTTCCCATATTGGGCCAAGCTCTAAGTCCGGCGTATTATCAACATACTCCGTTGCAATATTATTTGGTATTCTCATAAGGAACCTTGGCCTAAAGTCTAGACCAGTAGTGACATTAAGAAAATCTGGACTTCTTAATAAGATCCTAGCGGCTGTGCCTAATGGCCCCGTTGGTATGTTATGAACCCAGAACTGCCTTCTTAGCTCCTCCGCAAAGGTTGGGTTTACTTCTTCTTCTCGATCTGAAGAATAGGCTTGCCGTATCCTACACTTTCCACCAGATGGAGATGTTGCTGAGTAAGATCCATCTGGCCCCTCAAAGACCACATGATATACCCACTCACCATCGCTTACACCGCCAGCAGATACAGCAAGGTCCTCCTCACTGCCACCAACAGACCTTACAGTTAGATCTCCATTGATTGTTCCAATCCTTCCCTGATGAGAGAACCCCCCTGCGTTCGGCTGTGATAAGCCAGAAGTAGCTCCCTGCCTAGCCGGTCCAGAAGCACTAGGTGGACTAGGAACAGATTCAAAGCCGTACTTCCTTATCCTATATCCATCCCAAATCCAAGTGCCAGCACCATCACAGAAGTTAAAATATATTCTATTTCCGATGCTCACAGACTGAACAGGATACCGCAATCTCCCTGTTGGTTTAACAGAGTATGTAGAAGTGTCGCCCTCCCTATATGCAAGTTGTTCCTCTAAGCCCCTAAAACCGGCGCTTCCTGCCTCTCTACTCCACGGGGTATACCTGAAGACACCTGTGGTGCAAAAGAGCAAAATTTCGGGCCTAAAACCACCATCAAAATATGCGTATGCCATGCCAATCACATCGCCAAAGGGGGTTGGCTTTACCCCATCGTTCCATTCATTAGGTATAAATGGCATAATCGCAAACTTATTTGTCAGATGACCAAGATAATCGACATCAAAATTATCAATCTGATACGCAAACTGAGGAGCGGAACGAGGTAGTTCGGCAATAACCTTAGCTGTTATATTCTTTGATTTATATTCAGGAAACATTCTCTAGCTCTCCTGAACAGTGTAATCAAAGTTACCTCTTGCCCCTGAGGTTGATAACCCCTCACCAAAGGATGGGTTAGTATGTCCAGAGAATGTATAGATAGCCTTCAGCCTTTCTAGCTCAAGCATATACCGAGAGTAGTAGTAGCCCTCCCTCTTTGGCTCTCCATCGCGCCGACCAAGCAGATATGAGCAAGCCAAGTCAACAAGCGCACCATAGCACTCTGGTGGAAGCCGAGAGGAATCCGTGTCATACCGCAAGGTGTCTGGTCGCCTAACAACGGATAGGAGAACATCCTCTGCTGCCGTTGGATATGAGTCAAACCGTATATGATAGTGACCATGAATATCCTTTAGGGTAATTGTCTTATCGACAGGATCATCATCACCCCTGTCGTAAGTCGCCGTGGTATACCCCGGAGTAACTCTCCAGAGATAATATATCCCATCATTCTCGACAGATTCTCCATGCGTAGAATTAGATGTGCTCTCTGTGGCATGTCTAGCCCTAAAGATCCACTTCTCAACACCGTTCTTATGATATGATTTAGCACTAACATTTTTGCCATATCCATCCATATAGTCGATATCAGGGGTAGATATCTTGATCATGCTTCCGCCCCAAGTTGTAACTGCCTGACCAGACTCTTTAGATTCTGAGCTTCTATAGAATGGTCTTAATGTAGTCTTCAGCCCGGAAGATGGCCTAGCGTGCTTGGGGCTAAGGAATGGCCTTCTTCCCCAGACATGAATTACTTTATAGCTGAATGTCCCAGCAGGTCCATAGTTATGAGCTTCAACCCCAGTGTTATCGTAGCCCCATGCTTGAGTCAGATCGGTGCTGCCCTTCGCCACATCAGTGTCAATCAGGACACGCCCAGTGTCGGCTATTGGAGCATAGTGTGGAGTCGGAAGAACAAAGAAGTCTCCACGGGTTGATCTGGTTGGTCTTGTTTCCCGCCGGTAGCCCTGCATAATCTTCCACTCACTAAGCTCATCTGGAAGCAAATCATACATTACCTTATATGAAAGATTCTCTGGATCATAGATTACCTTTCTTATCTTCTGAACATCTGATGGGTAAGGATACTCCTTTGTCACTATCTTATATGATAGTTCCTCATCGGTAAGATTGTCCCAAGGCTCATCGACAACAATCGCCCATATTTCGGATGGACCCTGACCGTAAATATAAACATCTTTAATTCGTCTGTAGTAGAACTTTCCATCTCTCTGAACCTCTAGCCAACGCCCACGAAGTGTGCCATCAGTAGCGAAGCTTGTAGATGTAGTTGTTCCTTCTACTAAGAAAACAAGAGGGTCTGCTGTATCTATTTTAATTGTATTGATACTAATGTTAGGCTCGGTTCTAAATCTAAACTCTTCCTTCATTAAGGACTCTGGCATCTCTCTCCATATCTGACGAAGAGAGTAGTTGATAGCAGAGTTCAATCTTGATTGACCAGCAGCGCCTCGTTCTGGGTAGCCCGTAAGATCAACTATCTGAGATCTGAGTTGAGATAGATTCATTTGCTTCCCCTAATAAAAAAGGCTCCCGTGTACTATAACGCGGAAGCCCTGTCTGATAAACATCAGATTAAATTAGCCGCCCTGAACGAACGTCAACTTCCAAGTTCCTGTTCCAGAGTCACCAGAGGCCAGCTTTCCTACAGCATAAACGGAACCTTCGATATAAGCATCCTGTTCAAGTCTAATTGAGAAGCCACCTATAGCGGAAGTAAACAGTGTCCCAAGCTTGGTGCTGGTATTCGCATCTGTAATCGGGTGATAACCATCAGCATCTTTAGCTAGGTAGACGTTTGGAACATTGGCAGCAGTAGTGAGACTACTTCCAGATGCAATAGTACATTCCAGAGAAACCAGCCGACATCTCCCCAAAGGAGTAGCTGAGCCAGCAGTTCCGTCCGTTACCAGCGCACCGCTAACCGAAGCCGTATTCGACAGGCTGTGTGAACCAATGGTTGCGTACTTGATAGGTTTTGGCATTTAGCCTCCAAGGAGTAGGAGCCTAAGCCCCTACTCTGTTAGTGACTAGAGAAGACCACTCACGCGCACACGAACAAGTTCATCTGGTGATGATGTTCCTGTGATGAAGGTGCCGAAAGCGGCATTTTCAATGGCGCTGGCAGTAGCCGCGTCATCCACATGACCAATAGTGCCAGTAGTGAACATCAGATTGTCAATAGTAACAGCCTCTCCAGCCATCGCTTGGCCTTCGCCTGAGCACAAGACCCAGCCATAGCTTGCGTTTGCAATAGCTTGCTGGGCGATACCAGCAATCTTATTCACTTCTGCGTTCGCAGCGGCAGGAAGCTCGACCTCACCAGTCGTTGATCCGCTCTTCCAAACAACAGCAATCCCGGCACTGACACCAGCTTCCGCACATTTGACAGCGCGATACTGTTGGTAGCCGTAAGTTGTGTGAAGATACGAACGAATAGTACCGACAGGTGCCATTTGGCTTGTCGATGTCTCCGAAGGATCACTTAGATATACAATAGGTCCAATCATTTTATTCTCCTATCTACCTATCAAGTAGATGTGCAGCCATTAGCAAGAAGGTTAGGAACAACAAACTGAGATTCAAGGACAATGTATCCAATGTCTGCATCTTGGTTTGAAGTAGCGAGATGATCCGTGAACTTAGTAGCACGGAAATCATTGTTGGCGTTGACCCAGTACTCGATAGCATTTGGATTGAGCAAGTAGCAAGCGCCAGTCTTGGTCATGTTGGCTGCTGTCATCCATCGGTTGCTGTAGTAACGAACACCGCCGACCATCCAGACGGTAGGATGAGCCTTACCAGACTTGATATCTTCAGGTGTATACATGATGGCGCCAGCATTAGAGCCGCCGGGATAAGAGCGAACCTCTTCACCAAGAGCAACCTGATCAGCAATACTGAGGACACCCAGAGAGATGCCTTCGCTATCCTCTGTGAATGTATCAGCAGTGATCTTGATCTGCTCGGCAGTTTTCAAGAAGTCAGTTCCGACTCCGGTGTGAGCAACATACTGGTTGTACCAGTTATCAAGGAAGTTCACTGTATCCTCGACGCGAGTCTCGTTCAGGTATCCGAGGCCGGAAGCAGCCTGAGCCGTAGGTGTCTGGAAGCGCAAAGCGCCCTCAGTCAAACCAGAGCTAGTACCGTTAGCAGCGATAGCGCCGTTAAGGGTTCCAAGACCAGAAAGAGCAGTAGTAGTAGAGTCACCGATATAAAGACGACGAAGAACATCGTTCTTAAGGCTGATCATAGCGGCTTCGGTTGTATCCTTAACCCAAGTTGCACGATCCTCTTTACTCTGCATACGGTCACGATCAATATGAGGCAGAATAATGGGCTTAATATATCGCGCCCAATCACCTGTCATTTGGCTGAATGTCTCCAGCTTATTGAGAGGGACACCCATATTAGTTGCATTGATCTCAACAACCTTAGAGTGGCCGGACTTGATGCGACGAATACGAACATGAGTTCCGCCAGATCGTTTGACCTTGTGACGAGACTGAAGTGCCTGAAGAAGTGGGTCTTGGTTATAAAATGAGTTGACCGACTTCTTAACTACATCGGGCACCGTAAATGTTGCGTATTCTAGAAGGGCCATTACCCACTCCCATGCAAAAGTTAATCACCAAGCAAGTGCTTGTGTCTGTCAAGTATCTCGTCCCAACTCATATCCGCAACATCCAACATGGATTGAGAGCCGGAAACCCGCCCATCATTGACAAGTGATTGGGCCTTACTGTCAACATTAACAGGGGGCTTCTGTACCACTGGTTTTGGTACAGCGGGTTTAGCCTGAACAGCCTTTACCTTCTTCGTTTCTGGGCCGACTGAGTAATGAGCATATTTGTATGCAGCGTTCAACTTGTCAAGCGTTGATCTGCCCGGAAATCTGTCCAGCATAGTACTGACAATTTCGCTAAAAACATTTTGAAGTTTTTGTGGCTGTTCCTTATAATTTGGATTCGACACCATAAAGGCTGACCAAGTTGTTGAAACAATAGAATCATTAAGCTCAGCTATTTTCTGTTGCTGGCTCTGAAATTTTTCTATGATCGGCTCAGAATCTACACCATAGTCCTTAAGGTCTTCTGCGAACTGAACAAGCTCGGCCTTTGCGCTCTCGTACTTCTGAGCAGCAATCTCGTAAGAGGTCTGTGCGGATCTCGCCATAGTCAGAATAGGAGATACATGAGACTTAAGTTCTGGAGACATACTCTCGAACTTAGCGGCAACATCATTTAGATCTGCATACTGCACATCATCGGCATGATCAGAAGCTACCTCAACCTGTTCTGGCTCAGAAGCAACAGGCTCTTCCGCTGCCGGTATCGGCGATTCTGGCTCAGCACTAAGCTCTTCGGGTTCGCTAGTATCCTGCTGGTGGGACTCCTCCGGCTGGTCCAGCGAGAGGTCCGGCTGGGGCTGGTCCGGCTGGGGCTGGTCCGGCAGGTCCACCTGCTCCGGCTGGGATTGGGGCTGGTCCGACTGGGGCTGGCTCTCCGCCTCGTCCTGCGAGTTCAAGTCCGATTGTTCCGTTTGCGATACCATCAATTACCTCCGACAAATCTTGTTGGCTAGACAAGTCATAAAGCCCCGGACGCAACTTGTCAACAAAAGACTGAAGCGCGGCTAAAACGGGTGGGCTAAGCTCTGCTGTAGCTTCTGGAAGAAATCCAGCCTCGACAAGCACTGCTGTTGCAGCCATGACAGTTTCTGGATTTAGCGGAACCGCCCCGCCACCCGGAACATCGGAAGGACTCATTGCTCCCTGACCCTGTAATGGGTCCATAGGGGCACCCATAGCAGCTAATTGAGAAGACCTATCCATTACCAATGCTTCTAAATCCTCAAGAGGAAGATTCATCAGTTGTTCTTCTGTCAACTGATTCAAGTCCGACCCTGCCATCGAGGGCTGCGGTTTTTGCGGCATCGTGGGTTCGTTTCCAATTTGAGTACTCGGCATTGTTCCATCCTGTGGCTTGTTGCATTTCAGTCTTATAAACATGATCGGCGGCTGCGTCACAACCGTCCTGCTTCTTAATTTTCATTATATCATGGTGGTCGTCTAGCGTGTCGGAGATGGCCGCCTTTGTGCTTATAGAATTGGGATCATGGCGGCGCAGTCCTCTCATTCTTTCGTATGCTTCAATTTGTTTTTTTGTTTTCAATTCTATTCCAGCCGCCCTTTGTCTTGGGCTTAAGAGCGTTGAATTGAATGCTTCTAGATCACTGGAGACAGGTCCAACAGTAGTTACGGCGTATACATTTTTCTTATTTGCAATACAGGTACAGCCCTCAACAGTGCAGGAAACTGTAACAACATCGTGCCCACGGATAAGCTCCTCAAACTCATGGCCATCAGTGCAAGTAAAATCATATATAGGCATATTAGTCTTGTCCTTTCTCGTTTCTCGGAAAGATTTTCCCACCAAGAATCCCATCATAGATAGCATTACATACTATCTTTTCTGTATGGTCATCTAAACCAAGACCCTTTAGTGCCTGTGCGATTCCCTTTGTTAGCTTCATGTCTGGAAATCCTGTTCCCTCATCATCAGACATTGGATCGTCACCCTCAATATCTTCATCTTTGATTCCCATCTTATCAACAAAATCTGCGTCTGAGTCAGAAAGGTCAAAGTCAGCGGTCGAGTCATCTTTCGATAATTTTTCCGCAAAGCCTGTTGGATCTGCCCCTTCCGGCATCATGCCTTCAGGAAGAACCATCATTAAAACCCTTACTGTATTGGTGTCTCCACCGCTTGCCATACCTGCTAACTTTTTAAGTTTCATAACTATACCTGCTGTCCAATGGGTGATATTGCTTGAGCTATATCTGGAGGAACGCCTTCCGCTGGGGGCTGACCAGACTGTAGCATGGCCTCGCCTTCAGAGGCCAATAAGTCCTTAGACGCTTCCTTTGTTGTTGGGAGATCTTTCTTCTTGGGCCTAACAATGGACGGCCTCCACCCAAACAGTTCGACAATCTCCCTGCCCAACTCATGCAAATCAAACTCTTCAGCCATCGGCCCACCTAGTAATGGTGGCAGAAGCATGGCCAAGCTTTCCCTTCGAGCATTCTTATCTTCCATTAGTGGTGAGAACGGAAGTAGCCTGAAGCTAACCGCGCCCTCAAGAAAGTCCTTACGAAGAACATCACCGCTAACATCGCTCTGGGTCTGCTGGGTCAGCTTATCTAGGTCTATCCCCGATTCCTCTGGATTGGCTACAGCCCACCTTGTAACATCAAGGCCACGCTCAAACATCGCCTTAACGACCCGAACAAGCTTCTTCATTCGTATATTAATGCGACCCTCAACAGCGCCTCTAAGAGCATTGGCCTCAGCCGCTGTGCGAATATTATTTACTTGTCCTCTCTGGTAGTCTGCCTCACCAACGATTCTCCTAACTCCATCAACCTCTTCTTCTAAGCATTTGTTGAAATCAAAGGTAGTATCCATTGGTGGTGTAACGAATATTCGATCAGCTATCTTCCCATCCATCGGTTTCTGAATGAGTTGTGGCTCCCAAGTTCTTGAGTTCTTCCAACGAGAAAACTCATCATCAGATCTGAACAAAGAAGAATCAACAAGCATCCTGCGCGGAAGTCGTGAAACAATCTCTCTACGGGCACTAACCAATTCATTAATATCACGCTGCAATTCAGCGATAAGGCTTACATCAGAAATGCCGCCAATTCGACCTACGCCGTTATGGAAGACCAAAACCTCGTAAGGTCTGCCATAGGGAATGGCCGCTTCCATTAGTATTTGTCCTGTTGGGGGATGGAGGTGGTATAACTTACCAGCCCTAAAATCCCAAAACTCAACAATAGAAATATATTCTTTAAGCCCAAGCTGTTTCAGTTGTTCTTGTCTTGAATCGAGATCTTTATCGTGAGCCTCAACCAGTGTTCGCGGATAAGAATCAGGTTTAATTCCCTTTTTTGGTTTAGAATATACATCCGACTTGATTCGACTATTGAGGTCATCAATATGGATGTTAAACCTCTCAAAGCACCACGCAGCATCTGATACCCTTTTTGCCATTGGGTCAAAGTGAATTTCCCAAGGAAGCTTAGTTCTCCAAACTGGCCGACCCAAAGCAGATGACCAAGATACTTTTACCACAGATGATCGGAACAAGAGGGCGTGTAACACCAACTCCTGAACAACTCCATCAAGCTCATCTCTCTCAGCAAACCAATTCATTGCTGCCGATATTCTGCGACCCTGAATAGTTTCGTCTGTCTGTCTGGTAGGCTCATCTGCGGTTGTCGCCCTCATATCCTGAGCCTCAACCTGCGGGAGATCCATTGCCAAGCTTGATACTATTGTATCAATAATAGGAAATATCTCGTTTTTCTGCGCCGCATAACTTCTAATCTTTGCGTTGGTTCCGTACCCATCACCAGCCCAAAACTTACCACGATAGTAGGCAAGATTCCGAACAGCCTCATCGGCGAGATTATCCTTAAACCACTTCTCGGTTTGCTGGACCAACCCCATCATTCTTCGCTTTCTCTTCTCTTCCTTCATCTCCGACTTCGTGGGTGTCGCTGAGTCGTAAGAGCTTTCTTGAGTTTCATTTGCCATCAGTTACCTCAGATATGTTTTCCCCATCGGGTATTCCAATCATTATCATGTGAGCCTTCTATCCTCTCCAACAGCTTATCGAAAGCAGCTTTCCGCAATTCTCTCTGAGTAGACTCTTTTCTTATATTACCACGCTGAACCTCATAACGGTAGGCCCAAGCAGCTAATGAGAAGGCTGCGGTAAGGTCGTAGTGGCCACCCCGTGCATCGCGGGACAACTTATCCCATTGTCCTCGATACTGAATAAGCTGTCTTATCAGTCTCTGAGAGCGTATCGTAATAGAATCATCATGTATGAGTTCTCTTAAAAAACTTATCGCAGAAGATTTAGATTGTGACGATGCCCACCAACCGGGAACAGGAGAGCCACCAGAGGCTGCGCTCAACACATTTGACTTAGTTCTATGATAGACACGATCATACCCAACAGATGGAGATAGGAGATGGCTCAACACAGCATCTCCAACACCATTTGCTTCAACATATATGACTGCCTTGTTATATTCTGCGCCCAGCTTAGCAAGCATGGAGGCCATTGAGTAGGCATCCATGTGTCCCTCATACTCAGCAACCTGCTCACAGGTGAACAGGTCTACAACCTCAACCCCAAACTTATCCTTTTTAGACCAAGAGCTTGCTGGGTCAACAGCAATAATATACCGATGCCCCTTCACCGGCTTTTTGAAAGTCTCGAAGTCTTTGCTTTCCTTGAGTATCCCCGTTCCCCCGTCCATCTGTTTAAGTATAGCCATCAGCTTTTCCACATCAAATACCGGATCTCCAGCCAAGCCAAAACAATCTACCTCATTAATTGGGTACTCTGCCTGAAATGTAGAAAAGCTATTGCGGCACTTAGGCAGCCCAGAGGTTTGCATCCAAAAAGCCTGAGAAGGTGTAAGGCCATTTTGATTTGCGTAATCAAGCACCTCTGGTCGGGGGGTCCATCCAACAGGCGGCTTCTTCTGGTACTCATCAACCATAGTCCACGGAATGAATACTGATAGCCACTTAGACCCAGACTTGTGAGAGTCTTCAAATATTTTATGTAGTTGATCCCCAAAATACTTGGGTGTGCTCTCAGCAAACACAATGCCGCCCTCTTCTGGAACAGCGTTAAGAACCGAGGCCCAAGCCTCCTCGCCCTGTCTGCCGCTCCAAGAACTTATCTCTGTCGCCAAGACTACCTGAGCAGTATCACCACGCAAAGGTTCATCATCTTTGGTAGATGCAGTAGTCAGCAGACTATCTCCACCGCCATCTCTTGGAAACTCTAAGGTTCTTTTTAGCCCCGGAGTTTTTAGTGGCCTTATCTGCCTCGGGCATGTCTGATGATATCGTATAGCTATCCTTGCTAACTTCTCAGCAGCCTCTCTTTTATGGGCTACTATGCCAGCATAACAACCAGATCTAAACGCGACATGCTGGTAAAGAAGACCAGTAAAAAATGTAGAGCTACCTTCCTGTCGGGGCTTAACATGGCACAACCACTTTCTCTCTGCGTAACAACGCATTGTGGCTGCGGCCAATATCTTCTGGTGGCTCCAGAGATTAAATGGCTCAACCTTTCCTGACTTAGTTCTTATGCTTAGCATAGGAAGAAAGATCTCTGGGTTCCAAAAGTCAGGATGATCTGGCGAGTATATCATACCATCTTTTTAGGCAGTGGATACACAGAGAACGGCCCAGTCGAACCAATCGAAGACTGAGACTTGGAGTTAAGGGGCTGTGGATTAACCGCCTGATTGGTCAAGGCAGTGCTCTTCCTCCTCTCAGATATAGTCATTCTAGCTGCACCAAGAATCTTAATCAAAAGGTCAGCCTTATCCTTCCTCAGCTTGTCAGTAAATATTCCATCTGCAACAAGCTCCAGACTCCGCAATATACCATCGTAGTCCTCTAATGAGAAGCGATCATCAAAAATATTTGTATCTTCTTTCTTGTCACTCATGTTGACTCCAGTTATGCTCAAAGGGCTACAAGCAACCATAACACGGAGTTACTATGCCTACGAAAAAAGTTGACACACCTTGGGTAGATGCCGCAAAGAAAGCAGCAGATAAACCAGCTAAAAAGAAAGCCGCCCCTGTTAAGAAGGCTGCAAAGAAGCCCAAGCATTCGATACGAGTTGTAACATTTGGCACATCAATAGTTCTTCCTTTTGAGACAGAGCAAGAGGTAAAGACGGCGATGACAATCATTACAGCAAGATGCTCCAGAGGCCAGCCAGCAACAATCATTTCTGGGAAAGATGAGTACACCTTTGTTCCTAGTTTCGGCGTTCTAATTTGCGATGCCTAACTGGTATAATGCTGTGCTTCTTGCATAGGTAATAGGCATATTGCCTAGATACTAGATACATATCTGCGACCTCTCTGGGTGGATACTCATGGAGGTCTTCTAGCATCTCAATAGTTTTCTGGTATATCTTCCTTCCCCTCTGGGGATTCCTGCTTTTAAGCTCGTCTATTATTATAATCTTAAGCCGATTAAGATCCTTCGACGATAGTTTAGAAAGTAGCTCTCTCATTTGTTCTCCAATATTTGTGCGATCTGGGCCTCTCCACTATCCGCGCAAGACCCCATGTCTTCAGACATTGATTGTTTTATATCAAACGCTATCTGAAATAGCTCTTTCCCGTTCCTAACTAAAGGAATCATAAGCCACGGTCTATCTGCTGAAGCCTCTGAGAGAGGTATCCAATTATCTTTGTCCTGCATTTTAATCATAAAGTCTCCACGAATACCAGACCATCTGATCTTGTCAACCTTATGTAGCGGCTCTTTAAGTGAGAGGGTGCCAGTTGCGCGGAGATTATTCCCCCGGAAAGTGTGCCTAAGTCTACCCAATACAACGAACAATCTTTTTGCAGCCGCATCAAAAGCATCTTCCTTTTCCTTCCCCTGAAAAAAGAACTCATGCTCACTTTCTGTGATACTTCCGTTCATCTGACAACCCCTAGACATTGATATATTGTCGAGGGCAATGTCGCAAGTTAATCGTTATGTTATATGATGTTTGATTAGGGAGAACACATGGCGAAAGAAAAGATTTCCATCAACTTACCACCACATCTAGCAGATGTTCAAGAGAAAGTAACAGAGGAGTTGGCCGTCAAACAGGCGAAAGCAACAGAGGAGTTGGCCGTCAAACAGGCTGTTCGAGACATGCTCATGTCGATGGCATCTGGCCAAAATCTAAAGAATATTATAGATGCGGCCACGGGCGCAGAAAAGTCTACCCGAAGTAGGTATCCCACAATCGGCGGCCCAAGAACACATCCCAGAGATTATATAGTTACTCCGACTACTGGTTCTATCGCCAAGGGTCTTAAGGGAAGCCCCGGTAGATATGCGTCATCGGAGCCAAGCCTCCTTGCAGATTGGGACATAATAGAAGAGGCTCAAAAGAAGCCAGAGCTTCCTAAGATTACATATGATGAGGAGGGGAATGCCTTCTATCTTCCCGGCGCTGCACCACCCAAGGGACGAACCGAATATCACGACGATCCAGATAAAGAATGGTTCACCTTGCGTCAGGGAGCGCCAGCAGAAGAGGAGCTTCCATCTGCTCCTCCAAAGTCAAAGTCTAAGAAGGCTGGCCCCGGAGATGCTATAGAGGCTGAGCTTCTTGGAGAAGAGGGTGACCCGCTGGGACTTAAGGGTGTCGAGGTTAAGGATCAGGGCGGCTGGTCTTACGAGTTTCTAGATGACGGATCTATCAAAATCTTAACTGTACCTAAGGGCAGCAAGGCTAAGGGCGTAGTTTTAACCAAAGGAAAAGCCTATAACGAGATCAAAGAGAAGTTCAAGTCAGAGTGGCTTGAGGCTCAAGGCTATCCGATGTCAGATGACAAAGAAAAATCAGTTGCCGATCTCGTAAACGATTGGGAGCCTGAAACCGAAGAGGGAATGCGCTATAAGCAAGAACTCTTCGATGTCGTCAGAAAGGCTTAGCTACTGGATATAGATGGCTACCGCAACAGAGTTGCTTGGGTTGGCGGGACTCCAACTCGCTACCAAACCCTGAGTCTTCGATCCACCTATTGCCATTCCTGTTCCGAAAGCAAGACCACCGGGAAAGATATAATCTATGGCGCTTCCTGCTGGGCAGAACAAAACTGTATGTGGCTTAGTCGTTCCAAATGTCGGAGAACTTGTGACATTCCATATACTCAAGTAGAAAGGATCACTTGCATTAACCGAGTTGTTGATTGAGATCTGCTGAACAGTAGCTGCTCCAGAGTTTATGTTCGACTCAACGGTAGTATCAGAGTCAGTATCTCTGATGATCTTAGAGACACTATGCGTCCCAAATTCTGTTACAACAACTGCCATTATATCTCCTAATTACTCACTATAGTAACATTTATAGTTGAACCAAACCCGGCTGTAGTGCCGCCATCTCCGTCAGTACTGTTAGCATAGATTGAGATACTGTTTGTAAAAGGAATGCCTTGAGGAATAAACATCTCTGTTGTGACGCTTGCCTTCGCATATAAGACGAAAAGCGGTGCGGTGGTGCCAGCCACAACAGGGTCGGTATCATAGAATTTAAGATAGGCATCTCCAGAACCGCCGACAACCTTAACAAAGAAGACCCGACCGGACGAACCAGAGAGGTCTTGAGTAACATCAGTTGCTTGGTCCGTAACTTGACTCAACTTATAAGTCAGCGTTCTTCTAAATCCACCCTTAGTCGTAGCCATTTGAATCCTCTCTAGAAGCTTTTGTTATTATAATGTGTTTCACTGAAGCAGACACACTAATGATTTAACCCGTTACCCAACCAGCCCTCTTGAGTATGCCAAGTTTCTTTATCGGGAGGGAGAGAATCATGCCTATTGGGGTCTGAGCGAGTACTCACCTTGACCAACATCTCTAAGAATACCTTGACCCGGATTATCAGCAACAACATCTGCCCCAAATCTCCCCCTCACATCCATAGCATGATATAAGCTATCAAGCTCTTTCCTTTCTACTCCCAGCGCCTCAGATATACCACCCAGTACTCTTTGAAGAGCATTTGGTTGTGCTGATTCCAGCCCAAGATCGCTACCCCTAAACTGTCTTGGAATAGGCACCATCTTTAATACCTCTCTAAATTCGGGGTTACCATATAACTCTGATAGAAACTCTAGATTATCATAATTTCCATATGACCAAGGCGACGGCCTTCCACCAGACGAACCCCTCCTAAGTTGCTTTGCTAATTCACTAGGTTCTATATCTGGTTGGAGGCCACGCCCTGAGAGTAGGCCAGACCGGTTAATAGCAAGAGCCATACCTTCATCTCCACGATCAAGGGCTTCCAAGATATAACGATCAACATGCTTTCTTAGAGCCGCAATATCCTGATTCATTTTTTCTGCTTTCTTAACATATTTAGGCCCAAGCTGACCCCTTATAAGCCTGACAGTAAGGGCGTGCTCCAGTTCGTGTATAAGCGAATATTGATTATAAACGGCGTTAGAGCCACCGTTAATTACTACGATGCCCTGATCGATACCATTCACCATCCCCCCGCCCTTCGGACGATAATACCCACCACTACGCGGATTAGGCTTACCTCCAAAAACAACAGGCACATTCTTAAGAATCCCAGAATTAAGCATTCTTTTTGCAATATTATTAGTTACCGGGTCTAACAGACTATCTGCCACTATATTTTCAAGATGCTGTTGACCAGAGAGAATAATCTCTCCAGATTCTCGGATATATTTATCAAAGACATACGGCTCAACCGTTAGCTTGTAATCTGCTTGTTTTAGTTGGAACATAGGATTGTTTTTATAGTCCGGCCCATATGCCCGTGCAGCAACACTGGTCGTATTAGCATGTGCCAGCTTTTGCCCATGAACATCTGCCGCTTGCACTACCCGAAGTTGTCTAACCGTGTCGTCGATGTCCATCTTCTTCCCCCAAAACTCAGCAAAATCATCCCGAGCCGTTGACGCAACAGCGAAAAGATCTGAAAGAATTATATTCTCCCCTTCAACTAACGCAGATTCAGCCACATCTGGTAGATCATCCAGATCGTAAAAGTGGAAAGGCTTGTGGGGTACACTGCCATGCTCGGCCTCCCAAGCACGCTCAAGCGCCTCGTTTAGCTGATGTCTAGTTTCCTTCATATGTGCTTTCTTAGCTGCAAGCGCCGTATCAAAGCCCTCTGTTGCCAGCCTATCCAACGCTCCCTGTCTATACAAAATAGTATCAGTCATTGGATCAATACCAGCTTCCTGTAGTTCGGAAAGCGCCTCGTCATAGCCCTGCCGGGTTGATTGAAACTCCCCTCTCTTTACGCCCGGTGCCAGCATAGGGTTTTCAGACCGGATCGGTCGGCCCGGATTTAGGGCTTCATCAAACTGAGTAGTAGTGGGATCTGTGACACCCTCAAGCTGGGCCTGACGAGCGGCTACCCCACTCTCTTTGCGAGCAACCTTATCAAGCACCTCTTCCGCCGCCTGTCTATGGGCTGGACCAAACAAATCTGGATATCTCAGCACTACTTTTGAGGCGACAATAGCGGTCTTATTTCCGCTCACGCCCGAAACGAACTCCCCAACCGCCGCCCTTGCTTCTGGGTTAGTTGCAAGCCTAGTGCCCATTGCTGCCATTCCGCCTGTGAACAGAAGGCCAATAGCACCCTCCGTGCTCAGACCTATACCAGCCTGAGTAAGCTTTGGCTTATCCGTAGCAACACCAGCACCGACATGGGCAAGACCACTGCCGACCCTAACGACATCACCTAGTGGATCTAAAGCATCAAGCGGAAGCGCCAGATCTCGCGTCCTTTCTTCCCATGTTGGGGTTGGTCTAGTTCGGCCAGACCTGTCCATCGTAGGGGTTGGATAAGCTATGTTCCTCAACTCTTTCTCGATCTTCGGATCTATGTATCTGTATGGTGTGCCAGAGGCATCCACTTCCTTGGCCTTGTTAAGATATGCTCTTGCCAGTTCTGGAGATATCAAAAACTCTTTAGTGGGGCCAAGCAAATAGTCTCCCATAACCTGAGACTCCCTCTCACTCTCTAGTGGGCCACCCTTATATCCAATCCTAAGTGGGTCGATCACCGCCCCAGACAGAGTGTTGATTCCTGTTTCAGATTCCACCGCTGGTTCAAACTCTTCAGCCAGACGCATTCTATTGAGGACACCGCTTCCGCCCCGCCCCCCTCGTCTGGTTTGGTATATCTGCTCCATAGTCAAGTCTTCAACATTTTCAGGAGTAGGGAGGGCGGCCTCCATCTCAGCATCTATCACAGCTTGTTTCGATTTCTTACTAAACCTCTCTTCCGCTCTCGCTTTCTCAAGACGGATCTGCTCATCGGTAGAGTGCTGCCCACCTAGACCATATCGAAGTAGGGTGTACTCTTCCGCCATCTATTCCTCTCTTTAATGGGGCCACCACATCGGGTCGTCAACATCAACTTGTTCGTTATCACTCTTACTATAACAGGACGAATCAAAACTTTCAGCAAAGCAGTCTGCGAGAGTAGTAAACCCCCACGATATAGTTGTACCGAAAAATGATAGGATACCCACCATAACAACAACAACCAAAGAAACTATTACAGCCTTCTCCATAGACATACGCACCTCCATGCAAGTACAACTTAGTACCTGCACAGCGATTCGTGTTGTACCGGATCGTCTTGAACCGTTCGCAATGGTGGAGAATCACACCCTTTATGTTATAAGACCTCATGCTGCCTGACCATTACCGACAACCTCCGATTATCCCTGAGCCGACTAAGCCTACCTCTAAGCCGACTGAAGACCTACGCGATGAGTGGGGGCGCTACCCAGAATCTCAAGCTCAGGCTCCGGTCAACATGATCGAACAGATGGCTGGGAAAGAAACAAGTCTCCATCGTGGTCTCGGCAGAGAGTCTTACATACGGTTTCTAATGGACCAACGAGACTACGCAGGAAACCCAACCTCATACGAAGCAGCGGCGGCAGAGTACGATAAGAACATATTCCCATACTTACAATATCAAATATGGGAAACTGAGGCTGTACACGATCCGGCTGCTGCCGAAGAGCTAGGCGCACCGGCATATTACTCCCCCGGATCTCAAGGATCAGGGATGGGGAAGATCACAATAGGCGGCCCGAAGATAAGTGAGGGGTTGAAGACAGGCATGAAGCACCATGAGTTGGCGCACGGCTTTATACCGGAAAATCTAGAGTGGGCCATTGGGAAAAAGGGGGGGCCAAGCGATGTGGTCATTCCACCCGGCGTAGATTACACCAGAGACGAATATAGAGAGGCATTCCGAAAGGCTGGCTGGTATAACCTAATATACATGAGGGAACTCTTCCCAGATATTCCACACTATGCAACAGACGATGAGCACAAAAGTAGCTCAGAGATGATAGCATGGCTACTCGCTGGTCGCTCGCATCTGGCGCTATATCGACCAGAGACTCCCCAGTATATCCCCGATGATATTCAAAGCATAAGAGAGAGAGAGGATATTTACAAAGCTACTGGCCTTTGGTTCTGGGAAATGAAGAAGCTTCTTGATACACACCCCGACGTTACCAATGAACAGGCCGCCGATACATTCAATAAGATAATCGGATTCAAGCAAGCGCCTACGGCCCAAGGACAGAAAGTATAGCGTAGCTAGTCAGGGTCGCAACCACAGCGCCGTAGCAAGTGCCGAGAAACATACCTACACTGAATGCGCCTAGACTACGAAACCAAGCAACGATGTTGCTCTTGATATTTCTCTTCTTAAATCCCATGCACTACTTATAACCCGCTCGCTTACGCTTGTAGCTGAGCAGATCAGCC